GCTGGGGGAGGCTTGGCCTGTTGGTTTTCGGCCAATGGCATTGAAACTGGCAATGCATTGACTGGACTGGGTGCTGAAACTAGGGTATTGGCTGGGCTGGGAATGCATTGAGGAGGCTGGGCTGGGCAATGGGGACAGAATGGGCAATGGCTGGGCCTAGAACGCATTGAAACCGCTGGACAGGCCCAATGTGGCTGGGCTGGGCCAATGCAGGCCGAGAACCACCCAAAACCAGCCCGCATTCAGGTCCAGCAGGATGCTGGACCAGTCCATTGCTGGGTTCAGCCTAGATGATCGAGTCAATGGGGCGCAGTAATGCGTTCAGCCATTGGACCAGCCGACCAGTGCCACGATTGGATGCCCAGCCTGCGGCTGGGCTGTCCCCTTTTTCTTTTGGCGTGCCTTTGGAGATGTTTTTTTTTTCTTTTCGGGGCGGCGGCTGACCGCATACGCTACGCCCAATTTTTTTTGGTAACGGCTGTCAGCCCTAACAGGGTGCAATGGGCTGTTTTTGGCGTGCGATCTCCCCAATGTTTTTCTTTTGGGTCCCCTTCGGGGAAACTATGACCGGCGGTAATGCATTTTCTGCTGGTTTTCTTTTTTTGAAAGATTCTGACGCTGAAAACGATGACCCAAAGCAGTTTTTGGACAGGCGTATGGGTGGTGAACAGAATCACGGTGAGGAATGGCCGGAGGATGCAATGGAATACCATAATGAGTTGTATGAATTAGGTGATGAGGCAATAGCAATGGGTCATGCTGAAACTATTGAAGAGGCTAGGGCTATTGCTGAAGAGGAGGCCATGACTGACAAGCCATTGATGCCGACCTATCTAGGCGGTGAATGTCCCTGTCCCTCCATTGACAACTGGGACCATTGCACTGAATGCGGTTTCAAATGGAGTCCGAGAGAAGATGACCATGGGATTCCGATCAGCGGTGAGAACATGCCGCCTGACTCTCCTTGGTCCGATTTAGACTTCACGACTTCATTTGATGACCCATTCGATTTCATGTGGGACATGCTCACTAAGGACTTCTTCTTTGGAACGCCTGTCAGGGATAATGGCAAGCGAATGATGCAGGGTGCAATGGGTGGAGATACATTGGGGCATTTTGTCCCAGTCGGTAAAAACCATGACCTGCGAACCAAAGCAGGGCGTGCTGAAAACTATTCACGAACAGAAATGCCTCGTTGGAGATACGGCGAGGATGGAACCCCTGAACGCTATATGGAGCAGTTGCCTAAGCGTGAGGTATTGCCTCAACAGCAAAAAGGATTCTATGGCGTTGACCTGTCATCACCAGCGTGGTGGATGAATTACGGAGTCTATGGTCGTGGTTTAGAGGAATCGAACCGATTAGAGGAGGGTGTTGAGCAAACATTACACCACGAAGCAATGCACGCCGCTGTTAATGATGAATTGATGGCTCACTATCAAGCGGCTGTTGATCAGAAAGCGAAGGATGACTATGGCTTAGTAAATGATGACAAGCCAAACCCTGAACAGCGGGCGGCATTGCAGGCCTTTGTTGATGATAACTTCTTCAGGGCGCACGAGTATGCGGCCCATTTAGGTCAAGAAACGGGGCTGAATAATGCAAATAAGACCTTTGGACGAAGACAAGACGGTCCAAGGAACCGTGTTCATCGCAGGCACGAGGATGCATGGGCGGATTATGCCGCTCACCCCGGAACCAACCTGTCTCCTGAAAGCATGTCAATGGGTGATGAGATTCACACCGCTAGGTTGACCGGCATCCCATTCCCTCCTAAACTGTCAGACTTTTCCGACGAATACGCTTTTGCTGAACCAAGAAGTGAGGTATATGGCGGAGGATACCGGGTAAGAACAGGGGCTGAAGGGAACCGCTGGTATGAGGACAAGTGGGATGAATACATCGACCCTGATGACTATTACCCTGATTATGACTCTATTCCTATGGAACCGGGGTCTGAAGACGCATTGTTTAGAGATTACAGGCGATTGTCACCCAAATACAACAGTTATCAAAATGATGCTAAAAGTGAGATAAGCCACCTTGGACATCATCTCAAAGACCAGCGGATGGTTGGTTCAGTGAACGATCAGGCTGGCGTAGTCCCTGATAGTCGAAAAGCAATGGGACTCCGTGCGGTTGCTAATGCGGCCAAACTTATGGGGAAAGACTTTGATATTAGTCAATTTATGGAGAACCGGGGCCTATGATAACTTTCGACCAGTTATGGGACCTCATTAAGGCTGACCCGATTCTTCAACAGACCCCTGAAAGCCTGATACAACTCATCAGACCCAACATGAGCATGGGTTATTCAGATGCTGGCGTGCTTCAGCACGAGTATAAAATGCCTGTTGGCAAGGTTATCCCAATTTTGGAGGAGAACATTGACCGTTTAGGTAAACTTCGCAATAGGAGATACGACCAATGGCCCGATGTATATGCCGAATGGGAGGACGAACCCTATCAGGACAGTCGAAGTGGACGAGATACTGTTGAATCAACCCTTCGTGAAATGAAACATGACCGCTATTCAAGTCCATTAGGTCTAGCCGAGTTTCCTCAACACCTTGAGCAACGCCGTATTGCTAGACATGGAAGCGGGAGGCCGGTGGCATGGACTCCGTGGCAACAGGCATTAGCCCCCGAAGTCCTTGAAGCGGCAATACGCCATGAGGCGGATACCGATTCTAAAGAATGGATGACTGTCGGACACGGCGCACCAACGCTGGATGGCAATGTAGCACAGATGAGCGTATTGCCCGGAATGGGTGGCCAAGGAATTGGCTCTCATATGCTGGGGACCATGGCTCAAACCTATGGTCGGGCAGGCGATGACTCATATTCTCCTGAAGCCTATGGCATGTGGAATAAACTTGGTCGGCAAATGACCGAGGGCGGATATGGCCGGAGGATGGCAATTAACAGAAAGCCTTGGAGAGATGGCGGGAAGTGGAACACAGACCATGTAATCCGAAGGAAGAACCAAGAGGGAGATATGATTTATCAACGCCCCGTGATGGGCGGCAGTTATTATGAGGAACCAAGTAAATGGCAGTTGAAAGGGACCAAGTGGGGTGCGCCAAGCCCACATCCATACAAGTTTGAACAGATTTACAGGAGAAGGGGCGATAAGACCAACCCTGAATTACATGATACATATCCGCTGGAATTAAGGTATGAAGGCAAAGAACGCAATCCGATCTCCGACCTGAAGACATATGTCACCCCAATGGGTTCGTCGGGTGTCCACGGGTTCTTTCATGAAAACGCTGTCCCATTGAAACGCCTGATGGATTTCAGTGAAAAGAACCCCGACTCTCGCATTGCCCAATTGCTTGGAGAAGACTTCTTCCGTGATACTGAAGGTGGATGGGTATGAAGAAAGTCTCCATCTTTGAAGTTGGGCCTAGAGATGGCCTTCAAGCACTTCCTCATAGCATTTCATTTGATGAAAAGGTGGAATTAGTGGAGGCGTTGGCTAAGTCAGGACTTACTGACATAGAAGTCGGTGCATTTGTTCATCCCAAATTAGTCCCAAATATGGCTGAAAGCGACAGCGTATATGCCGCAGTTGCCGGTTTAGATGCTAATATGTCGGTTTTAGTGCCGAATAAGCGTGGTGTTGACCGTGCTAAGTTAGTAGGTGCTGACTTATTCAACATATTTTACTCACCCAATGAAGTATTCAACATGTCAAACTATGGCAGGACCTTAGATTCTATCGTTGAAGAATACAAATTGGCATTGGAGGGTATAGAACCTAGCAAAGTGCGTGTCTATATCTCAATGGCATTCGATTGTCCCGATGAAGACTTGAAGAATGCTGTCGAAATAGGAATGCAATTCGGCAACGGCGTAGTGCTATGCGACACCGATGGTATTGCCACTCCGGTGATGATCAAGAAAGCATACGACATTACCAGTGCAATTACTGAAAACATCGCATTACACCTGCATCATGGCCCTTATTTGTATCAAAATGTCGATATTGCTGTTGATTTAGGGATAACCGAGTTTGATACTAGCATTGGCGGCTTAGGTGGTTGCCCATTCATTCCCGGTTCAGGTGCAAACCTAGCGACTGAAGTATTCGTGGATTGGTGCGAGGCTAGAGACATCGACTGTGGTGTTAAGTCAAAGGACCTGAAAGATGCTGTGCGACTGGCTAATTGGATAAAAAATAAGCCTCGTGGCATGAAAATGCGCCGTGCAGTAAGAGCGATCAAGAATAAAGGCGGTGAAGTCATTGACCGCATTCGATGAAGTATGGCTTTTCCTTAAGGCTGATTTTGATTTTATTGAGGGTAATGAAACCCCTCAAGAAATTGCTTACAAGCGGATGTGGTTGTATAACCGCTTAAAGGATACCCCCGAAGAAAACCCAAACAAGTATGATAAGGATGGTGGCTGGGATGAAGTCCCTCATTGGGATAAACCTGACCGTGAAGACGCACATGGCGGTGAAGAGAATCAAACACATCGAGAACGCTACTTAGATGAGTATGGTCGTTTTACTCCGAGCGGTCAAGCCAATAGTGACGAAGGCTACGAACAGAAAACTAATTGGCGAGGTGAGACATCAAATGACTATAACAAACCACTTTTTGGTGATGGCCGAATGTTGATCAGCCTTCCCAACATCACCCAAAATGTTCGATTTGACATGGAGGAGGAATATAGCAAAAACAATCCAAGTCCCCCCTCTTTGACAAGAACACCGGGATATACTCATTGGATGGACATGCCTAGTATTGATTATGACTCCGATAACTGGCGAGAGCAATCTAAAGAACAAGACCGTTTAAGAGCAAACAACAAGATTGCCGAGAGGAGGCATAGGCGAAGTCAAGACGCTTATAACTCTCAAAGAGAGTCATACCTAAGAGATAATGAGGACATTCCCATTATGGACAGGATTATCAGCATCATTAACCATGAATTAGGTCATACAACTCAACCTGAAGAAGAACACGAATGGACCAACAAATATGCAGAAAGAGGGGGAGAGCATTATGTTGGCGACCAAAGGAGAGGTGGCAGTGTTGATGATGACATAAGCGGCATTATGCGCCGGATACTGATGCAGGAGTCTTTAGCGTCTATTTATGAAGACCCTCATAATGAGGATTCAGACTGGAAACAGAAAGTTGCCGAGTATAGCAGTAACTCCCTTGATGACCATCATGACATGCAAAGAGAAGTATCTCACAGCATGGGTAAGTTTTATGAAGAAAACCCCGACTTTTATCGATCACCTGAAAAGGTAAAAAAGGATAAAGAAAGACTACATCGCTTGATTTACGGGGGCGATGACTGATGACCGCATTTGACACCGCTTGGGATTTACTTAAGACCGATATGCGGTTGCCGACACCTTTGGACCGCCCACAATTTACAGACGCACACGCTAACTTAGCATTTAGAGGTTCTCGCATTCCCGATTTTAGGGCTTTTGATGCGGGGAATAACCAAGATGTTCCCGATGGACAATTTATGGAGAGTGTCGCTCACGAATTACAACGAAGGAGGGGTGAGCGCATGGATAATCCCCCTGTGATTGATTATGAGATGGGGGACTTTGGTGAAAATATGAAAGACGGTATAGAGGATAAGTCCTTTCGCTATGGAAGCGATGAAATACCCGCATTCAAACGCCCGTCCGACATGGGAACAGAAGTGCTTATGGGGGAATTGGAGAGGGCTTCGTTAATCAACGCATTAAACGATGCGGGGATATTTGACCTGCAATCCCTTGACCGGATAGCCGACCAAGCGTTTCAATACATGGATGCGGGGATAGCACCGTATTCTCATCAAGGAAAAAGAATGGATAATGACAAAGGAGAATACATGGTTAGGAGAACACCACCATGACCGCCTTCGATACCGCTTGGTCTTTGGTGAAAGCCCCTATTGATGTTTATTCGGACCGTGGCCGAATAAGACAGATTGGTGATGATGAGATGTTGTATAGCGGTGGCGATTTTAGAGATGACCCACGCTATTATTCAAACGACCCTGATATTGCTTTGCATTATGCTTTGTATGGTTCAGCCGTTCCTTATGCTGATAAGGGAGGGAGAAGAGATACAGAAGGTAAAACCACCCCGCCAATGCGGAGAACAATACCAAGTATCAGCATTATTGACCCAAGAGATTTTCAAGAACCCGAAGTCGGTATAATGCAAGAAGACCCGTTTAGCCCCGGTATTGGTGTTATGGATGATGATAACATGGGTGATCGGTTATCGCATGACCGAGTTATTGAATTACTTCAAGAATACATTGATGAGGGCCGATACAGGGTTGGAGGAGTTGGGTCTTTGGGTGGAACAACAGGCGAAATGTTTAGCGGTGAACAAAGAGGGCAACACGCAAAAGACGCTCTAAGCCGCTTGATTGCTTACAGGAATAATGAATCACTTGAGAGGTTCAACCCAAAACCACCGAGTTATGAGATGGATGGAGATGTGTTTAGAACGGCTGAATATGACGATTTTATAGAAACGCTCGGTTATGATGATAGCATGGCTGATATGCTTGGCGAATGGAATGATTTAGAGGATTGGCAACGAGAGGCCGCTATTGAGGCTGGATATTCGGAGGATGATTGGATATGACCGACTTTGACACCGCTTGGCGCAAAGGCGAAGAGGATGCCACCGCAAAAACACTTCAAGAAGCATACGATCAGGGAGATGGTGATTTCAATAGATTTCAGCGTTGGTTTCATGTTGCTGAACCGATTGAGGTTTTAATGCCGAATAGCGACAAACCACAATCGATGGAGAGGACACACATTGGCACAAACCGTTTAGCCGATGAAAAGGGGGAATATGTCGGTGCTAAACAGGCTATGGCTGATTATCAAGAGGATTTACAAAACCTATCAAGAAAAAGAAAGAATCCAAAAGACCCAAAACACGCTCGCATTTTCATCCCCAATCCCGAATCAAAAATAGACGAAATAGGCGATTTTCATATTGATGAAGCCCATAGTGATGATTGGCAAGAAAAATTAGCAGGTGAACCTATGACCGCCTTCGACACCGCTTGGACTTTGCTCAAGTCAAACTTCTATTATGGGACCGATGACCCGGACGGGTCAGCCGGAAGGTGGGATTCTATGAGACTAGACCCGCATTATGACTCTAAAGAGCGTGATTATTACACTGGTGTTAATTTATCTCACCCATGGTATCATGGAATGAATGAAGAGGACACGATCAGAAGAATCATTGACAGCATTGCTCATGAAGAAGGACATCAGGCGGTATTCAGCCCACTAAAGGAAAACCGAGAGATGGAGTTTGAAGACGAGGGATATGAGCCAATGTATTATTCAGAAAGCAATCCCCCCAATACTCAACAAGAGTATGGTGCAATGCTTGTCGAAGGCATGGAGCATCAGGGTATCATGGATGAATTACGAAGGAGGCGGTTCTTTGGTTGACGCATTCGATCAGGCTTGGAGCCTTCTCAAAAATTACACACCAAATTGGCGTGATGAAGTTAGAGACATAGGGCCTGTTGAAGAGGATGAAATGCCTTTCATTGAACAGTGGGACACTGATGATGACGAATATAAAGAGGACATAGAGGGTTTTCTAAATAGCGGGTCAAAAACTCATGTGTTTGAACACCCATGGAGCGAAGACTTTGTTGTTAAGGTCCCGCACGATGACGATTATTATCGTGATAGTTTCAAGACCCGTCGCATGAAACCTGATGAAGCAGAAACTCTTCAATTCCTTGAGCAACTTGGTTATCCTTTAGCCCCTGAAATGCCGGGTTCCGAATGGGAGCATACAATTCAGCCTAAATTGAACGCCAATGTAATGCGAGGGGGCGGCAACATGGATGTCAATCAACAATTTGAGGTGGCTGATCGTGCGCTTGCACATCTTATTCAAGACAGGCATAAAGGAAATTATGGGACCGACAGTGCGGGACACTTACGCAATTTTGACCTTGATGGTATTGGAATAGAGTTTGATAGGTCTCTTCAGGCTGATAACCCGGAGAAATATCAAACGGAAGCATTGAACCCTTACGGCATTCAACATCCGACTTCAAAGGTATTGGACTTCTTTAACGATAGAGATGAAGGCAGATTTAAGAGATTTAATGATTTGATGCGGCTCCTTGAGCCTTATTCTGACAACCCAAACACCCTCACTATTGACGGTAAACCAAAATGGTTGGAGGGGTATGAATGACCGCCTTCGACACCGCATGGGGTTTAATCAAAATATCTCCTGATTTGACAACAAGCGAAAGCAATTGGCATAAACGCTATCAAGACATTACGGGTGAAGAAAGCAATAGGGCGACCATACCTGAAGGCCTGTTTATCTCCGACCAACCAAATGAAGGCAACATTCTTTTGCACCTCCCTAACATTGCGATGGGAACCAGTTTTAATATGATAGATGATGCTGACAAAATAGAAGACATGAAAGGCTTTGAGGAAATGCTTGCGGCATCAAAGGATGCGAGCCATCCACTTTTTGAGGAACGATTTATCAGGGATTTTATTAAAAATTACAACCATGAATACGGTCATGCTCTTACCTTAGATGATGTGATTAGTTGGAAATTACAAAACAGGAAGCGAGATTTGAAATATGGTTGGGAGTCGTTGGCGCATATTCTCCAAGACCCAAATGACCGTGATTGGCGGGAAAAAATGAGATGGCACACAGAAGTAGGTGATTATTGAATGACCGCATTCGATCAGGCTTGGAGTCTTCTCAAAATGCCTTTTGTCGTCGAGGACGGCGGTTTGCAGACTGATTATTTATACCAAGGTCGAAGGACTGGTGACGAAGACACAGGATATTGGACACCGCACAAATCAAAGGCTTTGGCTTACGCAATGTTTGGTCCACGCAACGATTACGAGGGTTCGCCTTTTGTTGATGCAAATGTGCATTATCCCGAATTACACATGGCAACTGCGCCAAAGGATGAATACATTGATGTTCCGAGGGATGAAGAATACATGGGTAATGGTATTTCAAGCGCAATTGAAAGAGGCCGTGTGGCTTTTCATGATCAAGAAGGGGTTGTCCCGCCTCATTCAAAAAAATTGCCGGATGAACACATAGCCCAAATCATTCAAAATATCATTGACTCGGATTTGTATGACGAAGAAATGGATGACTTTGAGGAAGAACATTACTCCGATGATGGTGATGAGGATGAGGCATGGGATAATATATTCCTCCCGCCCCGAAAAGGAGGGCGTGGCCACTGGGAATCTATTTATCCCGATTTACGAGGCGATGAAGTGCATTCAGGGGAATTGTATGAAGCCCTTGAAGAGTTATACGGTGAACAACCACTTTGGGATAAAATCACAACAAATGATATGTTGATTGGTGGTTCAAAACCACATGACTTTGTAAGGCGTTTGAGAGAGAGGGGACAATAAAACCCTTTGACCCGAAGTAAACATTCAAAAACCAACAGCCCATCTCTTGAAATCTATGCCGTATAGATGGTGCGAATGTCGCAGGGGATGTTACAATGTTGACACAAAATCAATCCATCGGTTGTATTCAATAGCCAAAAGGCCCAATTGCAGTAAATGCCAGCGGCGGATGCGTGAAATGACGCAGGATGAGATAAAAGAAGCCGGTCTTATAGAAAGTGTTTAGGTATTAAACACCCTCGCAAAACCATGTCCGATTCCTTTGAGCGTGCATGGAGCGTGCTTAAAATGCCAAATATGTATGGTGATGACCCAATGGATGGTAATACCATCAATGGTCCACTGGGGCAAGGCTCCCATGCTGATGCCATGCGTCGAATGAACCCCCGTTTACTAGATGCGCTGATCAACATGAGAGTTGAAGAGGGCCAAAAAATCCCTCCAATGCATCAAAACCCAATGGGAGGAATGAACCCAACGGGACCACCTTCTGAATACGACTCACCGCCTCCAAGAACAAGAATGTTTGATAGGGGAGACATTACTCCTCCTGATGCAATGGGCCAAATGGACCCGGAACGCCAAAAAAGAATGATGGCGAATCCAAAAGACTACCCCGGCAAAGGTGATACGGGCGAGCCGTATGGTGGACAAGGCGAAGGTCCAATGCGTGAAATGTCTCCTAAAAACTACGAACAGAAGCGTAGTGAGGAAAAAAGACGAACCGCTGGCGGCGACAGAAAAGGTAAATCTCCTGACATGGAGAACCCCGCAAAGCCACCTAAACTAGGGCAGGGTCTAATTGACCGTGCAAGAAAGAATACTCACACTATGCCGGGTTCTTCAAAGTTTAAGAAACCAAGCGATAAAAAGGACTCTAAAAACGAGGAATGATTATGTCATCTGCTTTTGCTAATGGATGGTCCCTGTTGAAAAACGAGGAAAAGACATACAAAGAGGAGAAGGAAGACCCTTGCTGGGACGGATACAAGCAGGTTGGTATGAAAGAAAAGGGAGGTCGTAAAGTCCCAAACTGCGTCCCATCATCGACAAAGAAGTCGGCTTGTGACTGCGGCACATGCAATGTGCTTGTTGCATCTCTTTTAACAAAGGCTAAGTCAAAGCCATTTCATGGTTACAATCCAAACAAACACAGCAAAAAGGGTGGATTAAATGCTAAAGGCCGAGCCAAAGCAAAAAGAGAAGAAGGGGCGAATCTGAAGCCACCTGTAACTGAAAAGCCATCATCCCTCAAACCCGGCTCTAAAAAAGCAAAACGCCGTAAATCGTTCTGTGCAAGAATGGGCGGTGTCAAGGGACCAACCAGTAAAGGCGGCAAACTTACCCCAAAGGGTGCTTCATTAAAACGGTGGAATTGTTGATGTCGGCCTTTGATCGGGCATGGAATGTTCTAAAGTCGGCAATGGCTCCTGCTGATGACGAGGAGGAAGACTGGGACGACACCGACCCACGAACAACAGGAATACCCCTAGAGGATTATGAAAAAGAGGGGAGAAGGCAATCAGGTTTTATCCCACGAGCATACACCGGCAGGGAAAATGAAAAGCCTAACCCATTCAGGGGATACAAGCCGGACCCCACGGACCCGCAGGGTATGAACCCCTCCAACCCCCAACCTAGATTTAATCCGAGAGATGTTGAAGAGGATACTCACGGTTTAGAAATTGACCCTGAAGACCCTGACTGGAATAAAGGCGGGAGTCGTTTGGCCGATTACTTCACTGCATCATCTGACAAAGCATTTGTTGATGCTTGGGCTATAACCAAACAGATCGCCTAAGTATGATCGGTGCGTCCCATTACCATGACGGCCTTTGACCGAGCGTGGGCATTGGTTAAACAGATGGGGATTAACATCAATGATAGTGAAGCCCCATATACTGAAATGATACTTGATGGTGAGAAGACCATTGAAACTAGAAGGACCAATAGTCTCGACCCGTATGTGGGTGAGGAGGTCGGTATTATCAGGACGGGCAAAGGTCCCGCTGAATTAGTCGGCTTTATGGATATTGAAAAGCCAAAGCAATACAACAATTCACAGGAGTTTGACCGGGATAGAAAACAACATAGAGTCCCAAAGGGGTCAAAAGAGGATAAAGAAGGCAAATCGGTTGGGTATCCATTGACCGATGTTGAACGGACGAAGCCAAAAGAGATTCATTCAAGAGGCTATATCGCTCGTGAGATTTGAATGATCAGTTAATAGAGTTGACAGGAGTGGGAGTATCATGGCCGACCAAGCCCGTGTAACGAGAGTTATCAAGAAAACAAAGGACATAAGGCTCAAAATACTTGACCAAAACGACGAAATGCCTGAATTGAAGAGGCCAACTGACATATTAAGCGCAAACAAGGTATCAGGATGGTCGCTTAATTTTCCTATACAGGGGACATGCAATCCATCTAAATTGTGCGTCAAGACCTGCTATTATGCCAATGGGATGACGGCGTGGACCAATTCTCTAAGAAAACAGGTTTGGTGCTACGAAAACTGTGTCAAAGACCCCATTTGGTTCGCTGAAGAAGTCATTAAAGAATATCGTAAGCGTTCACTTACTTACCTGCGGTGGAACGGCGGAGGCGACCTATTCCCTGAATCTGTTGAAGCATTGAACCACATAGGTGAAAATCATCCCGATGTGGTCATATGGATTGTGACAAGAATACCAAAAATGGCAAAACTTGTAAAGAATTATCCGAATCTCCATTTACACTTTAGTCTCGATAAAGAATCCCTAAAGCGTAGGGAAAAGGTGCTTTCATTAGACATTCCTATGAAAGACCGTATATTCTTTTCATATCAGTGCGACAAAGGCGAATACCCTGACATGCAACAAATAATGGATGACCATGGTGTTTCTTTGTTTTTTTACGACAATTACTCCCCCCCAGCATTGCTTTATTCAGAATTGTTAAACGAGAAGGGCGATAGATACAAAGCACTATGTCCATTGAATATACGAAAAGCGCACGATCAAAGTATTGAGGGAACCTGCGGAGACTGCAAGCGTTGCTTCGACGGGTCCAATGTAAGGTGAACAACCAAGGGCAACCCATTCGGAGGTAGGTTTGAAATCGTTGAAGGAAATTAACAATTGCCCCGGCTGTTCATATCTAACCATAAAAAACCGATTTATTGTCTTATTCATTGAAAAAGCATATCATCTCCCTGTTGATCCGATAACTGATGTCCGGCGACAGCCATACCCAAGCCGCCACAGCGGGCATCAGTATATTGAAAGAATGGCCGGGTAACAAAAGAGGCAGACCGGGCCAAGGAGTGGTTAGTCAAACTGGCTTGACAATGTATCCAGTGGCTGACCAAAAAAACATTGATGACACACGGTTTATGCAACCGCCTAAGCAATTCAAGTCAAAAGACCCTCTAGGCGAACCAGCCGACGCAAGGATGTTCAGAAACATCTCTCAATCAAAGTTTCATTCCCCCAACCCCGTCAATGACAAGTCTTCAGCAATGTTGAGCCTTGAACGCAAGTTTGGCACTGGCTCTCCGTCAGTCGTAGCCGTTGCCAATGCAATGCCACTTCAGAAACCTCGTATTGCCGTTGATGAAGGACAGCAAAGGCAGGCATTTCACGGGACAATGCATAGAGATTCAGAAGGAAGACCAATGCAGGGGTCTCATTCAGATAGGTTCAAAAAACCATTTAGCGGCGTTAGGTCTCGGCATTTGTGGACTCAAGGTAATCTTGATCAGCAGTTGATGCTTGATTTAATGCAGGGGCGAAAAAACCTAGGCGATTTAGGTTTCAATGTGGGCCGCACATATCAAGGAGACATTGCTTTATTCAATGAAGAGGGGTATGAAATGCCTCGGTTAGGTTACAGTGTATTCTCCCAAGACAAAGAAGGCAGGCGTGAATATCGAGAGGACGAAGGCAGGCCATGGCGTGAGGCTAGAGATTATCAGGTCACAGGTTCAGTGGACCCTCTTTTGATGATTCCTAGTGCGGGCTATGCTAGTGGATATGTTGAGCATGAAGGAAAAGCAGGTGTTCCTGTCCCTCCAACTATGTCAGCAACAGAAGGCAAGCATGGCATTAACCAAGGTTTGGCTACTGGTCGTTATGGGCTTTACTTCAACCCTGACGATTTGACCCCCCAAGGACGCAGGGTGTATGAGCAGGCATTGTCGGGAGACATTATCCGTTCAGATGAATCATCAGCGATATTTGAAGATGCGTGGTCTGTTGTCAAATGGGACAGGCCTGCACCATTGAAACCCTTAGCATCGATCATGGGCGTGAAGAATATGGCTGATTTGAAAAAACCTTACAGGAGGCAATATCAATCAGCGTATGCCCCTCTTATGGAGGAGGGGACAACTCTTGTTGAACCATTCATGGGTGGTGGCGGAATCACATATGGTTTACAACCCCCCTCACACATAGGTTCGGATTTAAGCCGTGAGATGGCAAGCCTGCATAATGCTGTCAAATACCGCCCTGAAATCTTTGATGCAAAGGCTTTGCAGGATATGGTTTTGACTCGTGTTGGCGAAACACCGACCTTTTCATCATACAAAGGCAAGGAGGGTTCGCCTGAAATGCCAGTCGGTGGACCCGTCACACAAGACGAGATTGACCAATTTGGTATGCCTGACCTAGAAGGTGTCTTCTATGGAATCAACTATTACAAGCAACAAGACCGTTTCAATCGTTTGACTGACAAACGAAAAGTAGCCGGACTTACTCCTGATGAAGAGATTGAGTTATTGAGGCTCACATGGTTCCTCTCTAAGAACGCCTATTCGCAATCATTCCGCTACAATAAAGGTGGCCACATGAATATGCCCGGACCTAGACCAAGAGCAAGTGCGGGGCGAGGCTTTGGTTCATCAGTGGAGTCAATCATCAATTCGGGGAAAATAAACCGGGACCGCTTTGGATTGAGTGAAGATGATGAGGACATATGGACTTCGGATGCAAAGGGCAACTTTGGCAAGGTTAGACCTGAATGGGCTAAATCAGATGCGGCTAAACCTGAATGGATGGGTAAAGGTGGTCTAAGGCAACCAGCATATTATGCGGGTGGAACAATGCCTTACGGAATCACCGAGGATGAGACAGACTTTGGCGATTATCATAGAACCCTTCGCAATTCAAACATTCTGAATATGGGTGTAAAAGACCTGATCAACCAAAAGCGAATGCCGGAAAACTTCGCAGTTGCTTTGGACCCTCCTTATCGAGGTCAAGAAGGCCAGCACACTGGATGGCGTAGTGAGGATTCAGACATCATTGGTCAATTGTTTCAAACATTGGCCAAGCGGGGCATACCCGTGACATGGCATGACACGCCTCATCCTGAAAACACCAAGTTTGTTGATGAGTCCGAGGGTGGGGAGTTTGCCACCGCCGATAGGTGGGAGGGCAATGTAAAGTCGGATGCAAAGAAGGTTCCCGAAATGTTTGCATATGCGAACATGCCATGGTTGTCTGATATGGGAGCCGATGAGATAGCCAGTTGGAAAAACTCAAGGGGGAGTTGGACACCATGAGTCGAGGCAACCCTGAAAATGCAATCCTCCATGATGACACCCATCACCTGATTTGTCATTCATGCGGAGGTCCTATGCATGACTCTCTAGTGAAGGACATCCTCCTCCGCAGTATCAAAGAGGTGAATGAGTTATTGCCGCAGTTGGGAACAGGTCTCGATGTATTCCGTGCGTCGAGAGGCTACGAGGGTCCCGGTGGAGCCGGTTCGATGATTGAGGCAACAAAACTGCCAATACACCCGACATGGCAACAAGCAATAGACGAATCAAGAGCGGGACTAGCAACTTATCCGATCACAGGCGCAGGCGTTCAATTTAGGAACGGTCAGGGCGGTCATGTCATGAAAGACATTTATCAAAATCAAACAGGTATGCCCGCACAGACTCCGAGGCAAATACTTGAATGGATTAAGAAAAGCGGGATAAAAGGAGTCAATTCAAACTCATACGATGGATACGGGGGGCTTTCATCCCCCGGTAAAATGTGGGGCGGTGCTGAAGACCTCCCAACAGCGGCTTGTAATGTAGGAGGAAAATTGAGAAATGTGGAGGGTTCAGCGTGCAATGGCTGTTATGCTGATTACAGCAGACAAAATCAAGAACACCCCCAGCGTATTCAATGGAGGAACATGCTAGGCATGGCCAACCCTATGCTCTATGCCGCCGCTTTGTCATATCAAATCGAAAACCATCAAGCGGGAGACCACATCCGGCTGTTTTCCGCAGGAGATTTACAGTCCCCCGAACATTTGTCCATGTTAATGGACATAGCACGAGCGCATCCTGAAAAGCAGTTTTGGTTGCCGACTCGTGAATACAACCATGTTGGGACTTGGATGGATGCCAATGGCGGCGTGGCTAATGCGGATATTCCTAAAAACCTCGCATTGCGTATGTCCACACCCAAAGGTAATCAATTGGCGCAGGGTCTAATCGAGGAATACATGTCTCAACACCCTCAAGTCAGCGTATCGACAATGAATGCGTCACATCTAGCACCTGACAGCGTGTGGGTGTGTCCATCGGCAGGCCAAAAAGACGACATGGGTAAGTGCGAGTCGCACGGGTGCAATGCCTGCTGGGACCCAAGCATCAAACATATTGACTATTCAGGGCATACGACTAAAGCCGCTATGATGAGCAGAAACCCATTAGAACAGGCTTCTCACGACCAAGCGGTTCAAAACACAAACATGAGACTCGCTGAAAGACAGCAGGTTCAGGTCCCAATGGATGGGGTTGACCTCTCGCAATTCAATCTTCAGGGTATTGGTGAAACCGGCGTATGAGACTGGTGGTTGATCGAACCCGCACCGCTTTGACCTTGACAGGTTCTAAAATCGGAAATCAATTCGTTTACAATAAACTCGATGCTTGTATTCGGAGCCATTCGTCCATTGGCCCAAGTGTTTAGCCAACTAACATCAGAACCAAACAAACGAGCGAACATAGTCAAGTTTGCTATTGACACCTGTTGGTTACTCCAAGTTACTTCTTGTTGAAGAATCTGTTCTGCGGATGCCATTAAAGCCGTCCAGTCCATTTGAGACTGGTTTAGATTTGCACTGGTGAATAGAGGATGCCCGTAGTAACTTAAGACTCCTATCGCCGCATCTGTTGAGAATTGTTGTTGGCGTTGCACATTCGTGTTTGCGTTTCTGTCAATCCATGACGCTAATGCTGAAGTGTCGAGAGAGGTTGCTTCAATTGTATTATTGTATGACCTCATTGCATTTACGGCTTCGATCAGGTTCGGCATGATATACCCCAAACGGTCTCACTACTTCATCATAATGCTCATAAGGCTGTCAGGGTTGGCATTATACGATGAGCCGACATGTTTCAGTTGTAATGCAGGACCATTTGTATGTAAAAATGGAGTCTGAAAGAGGCAGGGAATCTAAGTCGTCGTTCATCAATTTTGTTCTTGAACAGTATTTCAAGAACGAAAAAACCAAATCGGGTGAAGGAAAATGAAACAAAATGGACCAATTCGGCCACAAGGACCGCATTCGCCAAACGGAGGGGTTCCTCCTTGGGCGCAAGACAACCAACGAATCGATGTAAATCTGATAGCCATGTTGCTATGGCAGGCATTGCTTACAGGAAGCGCAGTTGCAGTTTCTCATTTAGGGTGGTATTTACCAAATGCGACCCCCGGTGAAATGGGACTACAATATGGACTAATTGCATTCGGTTTCTTATGCACCGCAATGGTTTTGTTTCATGTGGGTGGCATCCGAGACTCTTTGGCGATCAGGGCGGAATTATCCCAAGAGCATCGTTATGACAAATGGCAAAGAAGCCAAATGCGTTTAATGCAACGCAGGAACCAAAAACAAAATTACTATCAAAACAACCAGCAACAGTCACAGGGGCAGGTGTTTGGTTATCCATGGCAACAGATGCAGGGTTCATCGACTGATGAAGAAACCAGTGAAAACAATGAAAATGACTGATTAAGGAGGTCTATTCATGGTATGGCCGTTCACCAACAAGCAGGAAAGACAAGCGGAAGCGATGTCTATGATTCTTGCTGAAAACTCATATGAACGAAAAATGGAGAGGATGGCAGGATGGGTAAGAACAATTATAGCGATGATTGCCGGGGTTGGTCTCACCTTCGCATTACTTTTTGGTTTGGATGTTTTAGGATATACTCCGTCCGATGTTTGGGACTACATAGTCAACCGATGAGGGGGACCTCAATTTGAGTGCGCTTGTCGCAGGACATTTTATCCTAGGTTCGATAACAGTCGCCCATCAGATATATCGAATACTCAAACCTTACCGCTTTGGCATATATGGCCCTTCGATGGCGGGTAAAACAACTCTTGACCAATACTTGACAGTCCCCGGAGATATAGACCCTATCCCTCTTGAGTTTAGAACGACTCACGCTTATGAAACGGATACAAAAAAATACAGAATGCCAAAAGCAAAAAGAAAATTGTTGCGATGGAAAAAAGACAAGAAGTCTGTTGTCAACAATGACATAGGCGGTCAGGCCCAGTTTCGTAACCTTTGGATTGAGGACATGATAGGTCGAAAGGTTGAGGTTGTCATTTACATGGTTGATCATCGAGTATTAACAAATCTCCAATGCAGGATGGATGCCGTCGCTGGTTTTGAATATGTAGTGGATGCTTTGCTCAAAAAACGGTATCCTTCGACCTTTAATCGTCGGATGAAGCGTAAAGCAAACAAGTATGAGCCTAAACTTTTTTGTCTTCTGATCAACAAGATGGACATTTGGTATGACCATAACGCCAAAGCCCTTTGGGATATGAACATGAAGCGAGAACATCCTATTGTATATCCCTTTAGAGATGGACTCAAGAGACTAAGAAAAGCAGGGATAAGGGCTGAAGTTGAAGCGATTTCAGCCCAACATGGTTTGAATGTTGAAAGCGTTTTGGTTAAATTGATAGAAGGGATGTAAATTACCGCCACCCTTATCAGCCTGTCAGGACTGGCAGGTATATGGCGTGGATGCCGTTTATGGGGGGAGGAACCCCCTCGCTTACTTCATTGAATGACGAACAGTTGCGTGTTTTGTCGGCCCAAAGCGGTATCAGTTTTGATTTAATCAAGGCACAGCAAAGGGCTGAAATGGCCTCTTCCGGCTCATCCGGCGGAGTTGATGACAAACAAGAGATGCTAATCCCAACTGTTGAGATTCAATTAAAACAGAATCCTAAAAACCCCAAAAAGGCTCGTAAAAAGAATATCAAAATGCTTCGTAAAGCGTTACGCCCGCCTAATTACAATCTTGGACTTTTCAAAATATATCGTTACAATGCCGCATATGAGTGTGCGTGTTGTGGGGTTGATGTCAGAAGGTTCCTAGAAGGGGATAACGCCTATGCACACATTGTTGATGAGCGAGTGGGCTTATCTTTGGCGGATATTTATTGGTTTGACGAGGACACTGGACAGGCAAAGAAGCCACATGCTAGAACCCACGGCGACCACGGAGATGAAATGAATAGCACGCTTTGTCCCGCTCACCTTCACATTAAGCACACCCTCACCTCTCTCACGCAGGAACATGAATTAGAAAGCGAAGGTTTTGGGAAAAAGGTCAGCAAAGGGACTAGATTTCAAAAAATACCCGGAGTTGGGGCAATGATGAAGGGTATGCAAGGTAAAAAACAAAACCGATCAACATTGGAGTCTCTTCAGAAGTATGAGCCTTTTTTTGAAATGATTCACCGTGATGCCGCACATAGCAAAGGCATAACCATGGTCCAGCATCCAAATCCAATAAGTGGCGTGGCGGATATAGTCATGGTCACATTCGACCTTCGTGCATTGCAGTTAGAAAGCCAGCAAATGCAAAATCAATATCTCGGAGTAGCAGGTAGCGCAAGTATGATGAATCAGGTTGCTGTGCCATCACCACAGGCGGCAACGCTACAACCGATAACAGGAGAATGAAACAATGGGCTGGTTTTCAAAAGATAGTGCAACACCAACCTCTCAATTTGGGACCCCCTCTTTTGGGCAACCCAATGCAGGAGGAATGAACGGAATGAACGGAATGAATCAAGGAGGTATGGGTGCTATGATGATGGGTCAACAGGCTCAAAATCCAATGATGCAACAAATGGCTAATGACCCCATTACTGCAACCGCTCGCCTTCTTGATTTCAATGACCCCGTGTCTGATTTCATTGTCTCGCAAAACTTCGCAATGCTGATCGAGTTGATGGGTGGAGTTGTTACTTTGGCCGTCAAAGAGTTTTTCCAGTCTGTGAAGTTTAAGCAAGACGCTGAAGAAAACTTTGTTATCGATACTTCTTCAATGCCAGCAACCTTGGCAACAATGTCCCCTGAAAACTTACAACTCACACTACAACAAGTGCAAAACAACATCAACATGGGAATCCAGCAAAGAATGCAACAACAACAGATGTTCCTAATGGCTCATAATCCAATGGCTATGAACCAACAACAACCCGGATTCTTTGGCAGTTTACTCGGCGGTATGCTAGGCAACCAAATGCAACAACAAGGCGGCATGGGTAATGCCATGGGCAATGTGGCAAAAGCAGGGGCGGTAATGTCCCCTATGGGCCTTTGAGGTGAATTAAATGAATGAAGGAAAAAAGTCGGAAACGCAGTTACAGGACGAACACATGAATACGGTGAGTTGGGCAAATACGCTTGACGCTTTCGTATCTCCAAATAAAATGCTAGTCGAAAGTGCGACAATGATATTCATAATTGCGTTCCTGTTATTCTCTTTGGTGACATTGATTTGGCGGGGTCAGGACTTGACAGCCACCCAAATGATGCTTGGATTCTTTGGCCTTATTTTCACCATGTCGGTTGCGATCAAACAATTCGCATCCTTTCGGTATTGACAGGTATCGCCTGTCGCCAATGATGGAGTATCGAGAAGCAATAATCGAGGCTCCGCCCGTTCAAGAGAAGCCGAAGGAAGACACTTCAATGAAGTGTAAGGCATTGACAAAAACGGGGAACCCGTGTAAGCGTTTGGCATCTCCTAAATACGAAGGATATTGCACAATTCATGGTAAGTTGAATGAAAAGGCTAATTGAGGCACTTGACATGGGCCATACATGGCGGGGCGTAAGACAAGGGCGAATTGCCACTTTTGTCAGCACCCTGAAAGGGATGACTTTGAACATCAAATCCGAGTCGGAATGTTGGATGTCAAGACTCTCGATAAAGACCAAGGCTGGGCTGAAGGAACCGCACACCGCCACATGAGGCGGCATTCCGGCGAGTATCATAACAACAGTAATTCAGATTGCCCAGTATGCACCAACGGTGACAGGGCGGTAATAGAAGAAGCAATTCTTGAAGGCCGAGCGACTGTCGAAGACTTTGCAGTTGAATTAGGTATTGAAGAGGGGACTCTTTTTGACCACATGGAGAAGCACACGAAACCTCTTGTTCAAAAACAAGTCGAGATTGAGGTGTTACCATCGGCAATGTCATCAGTAACAGATTCATTGAAGCGTGTTGAAAATAACATGAACCGCATGGACCGGCTTTTGTCTTTACATCTCGATCATGTTGAGAATGCAATGAGGGATGAAGAGGAACAGGCGACAGCGGCTGATTTACAAATCGCAATCAAAATGCATAAAGAAGTTAGGGAGACCCTGACTGATTTGGCTAAGTGGATGGACAAGGCTGAAACCATTGAACAGGGTCATTCGATGTCTGTCCTCACAGTAATACAGGCTCACTTTGCTGAAAAGTCTCCCGCCGAATGGCGTGAATTGAGACAGTCTTTGGCTGAAGCGGGGGTTTTAGAAGATGGCTGATAATGATGGTTGTTGCTGTGGTGCAACAAAGAGTAAACCATGCGCTTGCATGAAGAAGGGCAATATGAAATGTTCACAGAAAGAACCTATGTGTGCTTGCTACAAAGACCTCAAAAAAGAAGGTAAACATCCAGCGGATTTGAAGAAGGCTTTTGATACAGCGTGGGAGATTTCAATTTGGTGATTAAAATGGCTAGGTGTGAATCGGGAAAAGATAAGGATTGCACGGGTGAGGCAACGCATACCGTTCAAAATGAAGAAACGGAGATGAGATGCTGTGGCCCGTGTGCTGACCATGCACCCGGCAATGCTACGGTTGAAACAATTAGTAAAGCGTTTACAATCGGGTGGAGTATTGTCAAGTCTGATTTCAACCCTGATGACGATACATGTGAAGCATGTGGTGGACAGAAAACACCGGAACATCCATATTATGCCCCTGATGGTCCTAAGAATGGTAACTGTGCAAAAGAGTTACCCGGATGCCGCTGAAAAAGGAGTTGTTTAACATGAAGACAATACACGAGTTGATGCTTAAGGATACAGACCTTGAGGACATCTTGCACGAGGGTATTGTTGATAATCCAACTGATGCGGTTTGTTTTTTGAATGCATTGGACTTCGTGGTTAAAGAATGGAATGAAGCAATGGATTCTTTTGATATTGAAGGACAGGAGGATGTAGCAATGACCATTTATGGTGATTTGTTACAAGTCCGTATGCTCTTTGTCGATTTGATGGAGACCGGCGGTCCTAAAATCCCTTTCACCGAAGCCGTCAAGGTGCTAAATTGCTTGAAGCAATCGATGATCACCATGGCGAAGTCATACGCTAGAACACCTTCTTTAGCACACTGGTATCTATCCCTGCCAGTAAAGGTTCAGAATTATTACAACACAATGAGGAGGGAAGCCCGTGGTAATGTCTAACCCTCGTGACCCTGCTCTTTGGACACCTAGAACCCAAGAGTTTACCGGAGGTCATAACCCAAGGGAGATGCTGGGCGACTACGATGTCAATCCAAATGAGGACAATGAGGGGTTGTCGCACCATAGCCGTCAAAGTCCTGAAGACTATGAAAGCACGGACCAAGCCGATGCTAAGAAAAGACGAAAGCGTGCATTGGCTGAATTAGAACCAGCATTGCCGCATATCTCAATGAAGCCTGCTAAAATTGATGAGGAGATTTCAAGAAGTCCTCAAGGTGAAGGTTCAAGCGAATTACTAGAAAGTGCTTTGGGCGTTGACATGGGTTTAGCGGGCCGAGGTATATCTCAAGCAGTTGGTGCGAATGTTGGTCCGATCAGAAGTCCAACAGGCCAAATCTCATATCAATCCGACATAGGTAAATCAATAGCACTTCACATTGGGTATGTCCCATTTTCAATGACTGATGTCCTTCAAAAAGCAAAGCGAAGATACAAAGGTCGCAAATACGAAGAGGACGACGAGTCTCATGAAGACGAGCGTAAAGGAAAACTCAAGCGCAAGCGTGAGAAGAAACGAAAAGGAAAAGGCAAGAAAACAGCCCGTGGTGGTCGTGAAATCAAATCCGCTACGAAAAGGCGTGCCGCTTCAGCAGAAAGAAACCTCAACCGATATTCAAAGCGTCAAGCGTTCAATCCGAATACAAAGAGCCTGCCGTTGAGAATGCTTGGTGCTACTAGAGCGGAGGGTATCCCTCTCCGACTCCGAGACCCTGTTGCATGGGAGAGGAAAAAGGCATATGAGCGTGAGCGAAGAAAGCAAGGGGCAATGCCTCGTGGGATGTCTCACCACTATGATACTTCAGCATCAGGTGGACGAGGGGGAACAATTGGAGGAACCAAAGGAACCTCAACAAAAATGCCTTCTAGTCCCAAAATGGGGACAAACCCCACATCAGCATCAGCATCAAGAAGGGAGCGCATTAGCCCCGGAGGAGTTGGAGACCCATTAGGGACATCAGACGCATTGCCTTCTCTAGCAAAGTCGGGCGGCGGTCTCGCATCATTGAACCGTGCCGAGGTCAAATCCCTCCTCCGTAAAATCGAACAGATGCTAAACAAACTCAATAGGATGAAAAAGTCAACTCCTGAACACGGTCAAGAAGCCAAAATTGGAAACCAAGCGGGCAAGGACAAAGCCTCCGCCCCCCAAGGAATGACGACACTTGATGAGGATAAAGAGGCTTACAGAATGTTTGATGATACTTCACTGGTTGAACACATTGTTAGTAAGCGGTGATTATCAATGTTGCACCTCGATAGATTCTTGATCATCAAAGGTGAAGGAGTCCACGACCTTTGGGATTTCATCAATGCGGCATTACAAACGGATAACCCCCAACTGACAACGGCGGCTTTAGCCAATTCACATCACGACATCCAGCATTCAGAAATCACTGGTGTTGAAGGTGATGCCGCACACGAGGCATATCGCAAAGGGTTGATTGATGAAGAAACCGCACGCATATACCACGAGGGTCCGAGCAACCCCAAATACATGGAGGCCTTTAGAAGGGCGGCTTTAGCGGGCGCACCCTTGATTAACAGTTTAGTTGAAAGACAGAATGTAATCAATGCGTCGAGAGGCATACATGCAATGAATAAACCCTTTTCAAATGTGATGGGCAAGGATTACCAAGTCGATGGGCAATGGGGACATAAGCCTCATGCATTGTCAATGAAGGATGTAAAAAGGAACAGCAATGGTCGATTTATTGACCCTTGGGACCCTCAAACAAGAAAGTTGGTCACTAATATCAAAAGTGAAATCAATTTACAAGGAGAGGGATGGCTTAGACCTTATTCAGAAGCATTGGAGGAGAGGAGAGGTCAAGGAGGCCCACAGCACAGAAAAAAGACTAATGATACAATTCACCCCGGTTTGGTTCATAGGAACACGATCAGAATACCGGACAGGCGAGCATTGGTTGAATTATGGAACACTGTCAAAGAGGCACAGGCAACGGCTCAACAAACTGGGGCCGACCCCGCTCAAGCCGCACATCAGGCATTGATGCAAAATAAAACATTCAAGAAAGTAACTGGTGGTATTCATCACCGTTCCTTTGAGGAGTCATATGGGCAATACGCTGATAACGCCGCAATGTTTACTCCTGAAAATCAAAACATTCCTAATGAAATGCAAACTGATTCGATGGGCGACCCAACAGTCAGTAGCGAATTAGCCCAAATGCCATTAGGCACTGATTTGTCGGGCTGGACGCATCCTGAATTACAGGAAAAAGGCTGGCATAAAAATCTCCACATTGGCGGTAAGAACGGTCATTCACAAGCGGGCGGAGGTATGGAAGCGGGCGTAAAGGACCTAATGGCCCTTCAGGGGTTGACCGAGGAACAGGCTAGAGGTGTTTGGCAAACCGCTCACGCAGGGACTAGAAAAGAAGGCAACTTTAGACAGCGTTGGAATACTGCATTGGCTCATGCGACATTGGCCAACAGTGGAGGCGTAGCCCCAAATTGGGTTGCTCAAGGAACGCACATGCCAATGCCTCAACAACCTTTGTCAGCATCACCCCCCCCTCCTGCCCCTGATTCTGACACCCCTCAACAGGCTACCCCTAGTAAAGTGACAGCCCCCGGCATGGATACTAAACACGGTGGAATGACAATGCATTCGGGTCCCCCAACTGTTGCACCTCCTCCAACAGATGTCCTTTCGTCACCCCCCGGCTTAGGTGCTGGTGCGGTGGCTCCCCCTCCTCCAAAAGTTGATACTCAAATCGCACCCCCTCCCTCGCTCGGCATGAACAATGCTTTAGGGGCGGCATCTCCTCCCTCGACACGGCGAGGCGTTATGGATTCACTTGGAGGCGCATTAGGACGCTTATACGGGAACAGATTTCCCGGTGGCATCTTTGGCAAGTCTGACGGCGAAAAACAGCAAATCGAACAATACCTAGAACAGGTTCAAATTGATATAGCAAAGTCCGAATTGACCATAAGTGCGACACCAATGAACCCGGAGTCTCCCGTCGATATTTCAATTGTAGCAGGCCGCTTGAAAAAGACATCAAGCGACATTACTGCAATTATTCACAGCCGTGGTGACTGGCGGGATATTGCTAAATCATTCAATGTCCCTCATGAAGCGGTCCAAGAAGTAAAGGTGATATTCAATGAATGACTTAATCCTAAAAGCAAGAGAAGAACAGATGATCGAAGACAAGACCACTTTGGTCAAATCGTATTTGATGTCAGACCATGGTGTTTCCGCTCAATGGTGTTCAGATAATCATTTGCTGATTAAGAATTATGTCGCAACCACTCCCGGTCAAAAGGCTAAAGACATCGGGGCAGGCCTGATGGGTGGAGCGGCAAATTGGGCCGATAAAGGCTTTTACGGTGGCGAAGGGCCAATTTCGGCACAAGGAGTTAAAGGAAAAGCAAAGGGTCTTGCTCGCAGGTTCGGTCAAACAGCAATGGCTCCAATCAGGGCCGCTGGCAAACTTGGAAACACAATTGGTGCGGGACTTGAAACGGCGGCTATTGCCGGTCAACAGGCGAACACACATATCAGGCCAAATGAGCAATCAGACATTTCAATGGGCCAAGGACAAGCACTAAAAAACAATGCGAAATCCAAGTTACAAACCGATGCGTATAACGCAGGAAAGGTCGCACCTGATGCTTCTAAGGGGGAAACCGTCGCTCAAGCATCAGCAAATGCCGAAGCCGCCAATCAAGACATAAATGCAACGACTGTTCCCGGCGCACCTGACTTAGATGCATTGACCGCACAACAAAATCCGACAATGGATCAGAAAGTGCAAAATGTCAACCAGCAACAACAACAAGGTGGTCAGCAACAACAAGGCGGCGCACCTCAAGGTAGCCCGCAGGCAATGGCTCAAGCGGCTCAAATCCAAGACGCTCAAGCACAAGCGAGAACAAAGGGCGGTATTGGAACCGGCTTTATGTCCAACCTCTTAACATTAGGAGCGTCAGGTATGGCTCGTGGTGCATACAATGCATACCAACGGAACCAAGGCCGTCAGCGTCTTAATTCATATGGTCGAGGCGACTTTAGCAAATCCATTCATTTTCAAAATCAAATCAGCAATGCGTATCAAACCATTGAATTGAGAAAAGGCTATCAAGCAAGAAATACAACGGAGATGCTACGCAATGGAAGGCGAAGACAAGTTTGATGTCTTGCTATTGAAGGCCGAGGGTAAGCAGTCCGATAGGCATGATGAAGCATTTGATTTAGTTTGGGATGATTTAGAAAAGGGATTCTTTGAGTCCTTTGGTCGTGCAAAACGACAAGCCCAAGAAAGAGCAAGACGAATACCGGGTGCAATGGAGAGAATGACGGAGAGGCGTGAAGCCGCCGCCGCACCATCGGTTCGCACGATCAGTGAGGACACAGAAGCACCTGCCGACCCCGGTGTAGTGCAAAATACAACAACTGAATATGTTCCTGCTGACATTGTTCCTGACAATACCCCCCCAGCAACTCCTGTTGAAGAAGTAGTAAGCGCACCCCCCGGCTCAAAGTTGGGGAAGCCTGATGACATCAACAACAAAGTCAATCAAAGCAAAGCCCAATCAGCGGCGAGAACAAAGGAAATATCCGCCTCAAAAAAACGAGCCGCACAGGTCAAAGCACGGGAAGTCGAAATAAAGGAGTTGAAAGAACAACTGGCGGCGGTGCGGGCATCGATTAAAAGACAAAATAAGTCAAACAAGGATGATGCGAAAGAGGACTTAGTGTCCGAAGTCCCTAGTGCAACAAATACAGAAGTTGCTGATGTGGTCCCAAATCCTCCTGCTGATTCGACCCCTGAATCTGAAGAGGAAGAGGAAAACCCAACAAGGGTGGTGAATTGGTCAGGCTCTCCGTCCAAAAAAGAAAAGGTGGAGGAAACTGAACAGACCGTTGAGGATAAAGCGGCTCTAGCAGGCTTTGACGAAATGATGTCAAATAACGATTTGGACTCCGCTGAAAGCGAGACGAATCCTGATATTGGGGGGGTAAACCGGCGTATTCAAGAAGAGATTATTGAAGAAACTAAGCCTCCAAACTCCGATAGTTTACTTGAAGTAATCCCCCTGTCTAATAAAGTTGACAATGATAAGTTGCTAGACTTGTTGAACCTTGTCCCAGTTGGTGGCAAAAAGGAATCAACTGAAGACATTGCCGAGGAGACAATGCAGGTTGAAATGCCTAAGCGTATGTATCAAGTGGCGGATGATGGCACTATCATCGGCAGTAAAATCACTAAAAAGAAGGCCGAGAAGTTGATCGGAGGCGAAGCCACATTCGACGGTAAAGTGTTGCAGTTGAATAGACCGCCCACTGACAAAGAAAAGCAAATGGCATCATCAAGGTGGGACAATGAAAAAGGTCAATCTGTTCCTATTGAAGTAGTCGATGATTTAGTCGAAGACGCAAAGGTTGAGCCTCCTAATGATGAGGAATGGGAGGATGCTGATGAAGGAGAGGACTTTGAAGAACCGACTCTTACTGAAGAGGACATCATCGGACATGAGTTTGAAACTGATGTCATGGATGCAATCAGAACCGATATAGAAGGGGCAACACCCGGAGACCTCGATAACCCCGACCTCGGACCGGAGGACGGCGAGACTATGGGCGGTATGATGGAGATGCCTGACATCCTAGATAAGCCAAAGGATGAGCCGGATAAGCCGGAGGACTTCCCTATGATATACGCTTCAAATGCCGAGGAGTATTGGCCGATGTATATGGAGGAGGCCGAGGGAGGGAATCTCGCCGCCGCTAAACATTTGAAGAATAGTCTTGATGAAGACTTGGCTAATGCTCTTGGTGAGAATTATGACGACATGTATGATGACTTAAACGACCTCATTGCCTCTATTGAAGGAGACCAAAAGTCACCGAGCATCCTAAGCGAAAGGGAGGCTCTAGGTGAAGAAGGCTATGCAAAAAAATACACTTATGGTAATGACCGGGACCCTAATATGAGGAGATATATGAAACCGGATGAGTTTGGGACTCATTACGACTTTGACGAGTTAGAGTCCGAACCGCCAACTCTATCTCCTGATGAGTTGATCGCCGCAATCTCTTATGCAAGAAAACTTACAATAGGGACAGGTAAACAACGAAACCCCCCAAATACCTATGTGTATTGGAATGACGCAGGGGAGCCGGTTGGAATGAGAGCGATTGACAGATACACTGGTCGAATGTTAAATGTGGGGGCGACTCAACTCCCCGGCATGAGTAAACCAATGGAGACCTATGACAACATGTTTTTTGAAAGCGAATTAGACAAGGACGACCCTAATTTTGTTTCACCTGAAGACCGACAGCGATTCAAGGATGAATCAAGAGATGTCTATGCTAACCAAAAATACAGGGTGACTCAAGTTGACCCCGATAAAATAGCGGAGGCTGTGAAGGCCATTGGACCAATTGGGTCCTCATCAGGAAAAAGCAAATACCGGACTTTTGAAGGTCCCAGTTTTTCACACATTGATGATGTCCCCGGATTGGACGAAAAAGACGAACATGGTAATTACTTGAAACGAGACATATATCTCTCCTCATTACAAAGGGCTTTAGAGCGTAAATACAAAGACTCACCAAAGAAAATTACAACTCCATCAATGTTCCCCGACCCAACGGCAACAAACGAAGCGGGGGAGTTGATTCATCCATTTAATCCTGAAGGACATACAGGTCTCGATGGGATGAAACTGCCGCAGTATGACTTCGCCACTAGGACTGGACAAGGGATGAGCGGGTTGCCAAGAAAAAAAGTAGCGGGGATGCCATTCTCGATCATCAACGCTTTGAAGAAAAAAGGGTTCAGACCGAAGAATCGCTCCGCTCGCCCTGACGACTCGGAGACTAGAATCATGTTTGGCCAAGGACAAGGCACGCCAAAATCCGGTAAAATGGTCCCCGGCATGAAAGGACAATTTGGATTTGATGACCTCAACCCGGAGATGCACGCCCTGCCTGATAGACAAATGCGTAGTGAAGTCTCCCGCCGAATGCCTATTGATGATGTCAACGCCACTTTACATGAGACCGGCCCAAATGATTTCAAAGAATTGTTAGCAGGAAAAGAAGGAGAGAGAATGATTGGCAACCAGTCGTTTAGTGCTAGTTTATTGGCGGCTTTGAATCATTGGCCAACCAAGGATATGGCGGTCCGTTATCCGGGCGAAGGTATGAAGGATGGCGTGGGGCCGATGTCGGTCTCAAGTCAACTGGGTGAAGGCATTCCGATGAGTATGCATATTGCACCAAGGACAATAAGCGAAGATGGAACGCCACCCCGACGAATGCTAAAATCAGAAAACTCTAATGACAATTATTCCCTATTACCTTCATCATTCTTTGATCAGGGTCCACAGAAACAAATGGCGGTTCAGGATAACATGAGCCTATTGCCTGCGGGCTGGGGTGATGACCAATGAGTAACCCCCTGCTCGACTTAACCGGAAAAGTCGATTATGAGATGGGTCGCCGTGATTTCAAATACTTCTTTGAAGACATATGCGGATTTCAGTTAGCACACTTTCACAAAGAATGGTATGAGATGTCGGAGGGACATAACAAAACCTGCGTTATTGCATCACGAGACCACGGCAAGTCTGTGTTCTATCGTGTTTACCTTCTTTGGAAAATGGCATACAACCCCGGAACAGAAGTCCTATTCTTTTCACACAGTCAACATCAATCCATTGACCACATGGCGAAAATGGATGAATTGATTATGATGACCCCCGCTTTACAGCACCTAAAACCGAAGCGTGGATGGGCGAAGCAATTGTTCAAAATGACAAACAAGTCTTCTATTCGGGCAATGTCTGTTGGCAAAGCGGTTCGTGGAGCGCACCCTGATATTGTAGTGCTTGACGATATTTTATCCAGTGAAGCGGCAACTCAATTGAAGTCCGTCGCTCAATGGTTTTACACCGCACTATTGCCTGTTCTTCACCACACCGCACAGTTGTGCATAGTTGGGACTCCGTTCTCTTTCACAGACCTTTATGCTGAATTGAAAGGACTCAAGGGGTATGAAGTCAGGGAGTATCCGGCAATCAACGAAAAGACTGGCGACCCCCTATGGCCTGAACGGTGGAACATAGACGCATTAAACTCAAGACGCAATGAGATGACTTCTATTGCATTTACCCGTGAATACCTATGTCAACCACTATCCAGTGAAGAGAGCCTATTCCCTGAAGAGATGATCGCAAACGCAAAGGACGATTCATTATCCCTCTCATATTACCCCGACCCCGATGAACATTTCAATTACTACATTGGCTGGGACCCTGCTATCAGTGCAAACAGAAAAGCGGATTACACCTGCATGATGGTCATCGCCATGGATGAGAACAGGCATAAGAGAGTGATTCACACCCATCATGAAAAGGGGATGGACTTCAGTAGTCAGATTGATAAAATCATTGAATTGAATGCACGATTTAACCCAGTTATTATCGAATTAGAGACAAACAACTTTGCAGTAGCATTCAATCAAGTATTAAAAGAGATTAGCGATTTACCAATCAAACCGTTCAATATGAGCCGTATGAAGAAAGAAGCGTTAATTCATACATTGCAGTTACACTTTGAACAAGGGCATTTAGCGATTCCTTACAAGGACCAAGGCTCGACATTGAGGCACATGAACAACCTTATCACTGAATTGTCAACATTTACCATGCTTGAGAATGGCAGGATGGAGAGTTTAGGCGCACACGACGATATGGTCATTGCGCTCGCTTTGTCTGTTCAAGCAACAAAAGAGTATAGGGATAACATTGTAATCCTTGATGCCGACACATGGAGTAAGAGACTGGGGTGGCAAAGTGCGTGATCGAATAGAAGCAGTAATCGGAGTCGAATGTATTGTTGATTCTATATTGAAGTTTAATCCTAATCAGCGACAGGATAACCCCTATGGCCGTGGTCAACAGGTGGCGGGTATGGGTAGCGCATTGCTGAATGAAGCAAGAAAAAAAGTCAAGGACACTTCTTCTGAACAGCGACAAGCCGAAGAGGAATTAGCAACCGCCGAGGAACAAGAAGCAACGGTTGAACAGCCAGTCATTGATGACATCCCAACGCCTGAACCTGAAATGCCGGGTGAGCCGGTTGATGATGGACAAGCATTATTGGATTCAATAGAACCGGAGAATCTAGGCGGTCCTCGGACCGATGTCGGAGTAAGGGGTATGAAAAATAATTTGAGCGGGTCTGCACCGGGAGAGTCGGACGGGGTTGAAGCACCTCCTCCTCTTCAAGCCGAAGTGCCAATAACACGCTCTTACTTTCAGGATAACTTTGGCATGAGTAGTGCAAAGGTTACAGATATTCTGATCAAAGCCGAGAGGTTTGACGCACTAGAGTCAATGCAACCACTAATTATCGAAGAACGAAAAGCCATTGTCAAGTATTACGAGGGAGTAAACCCCGATATTGTAAATGAATTGCCATTGAATGATAAGGACTATGAACAGTTAAACAAGAACCTTGACCGTCTAAAAATACCGTTTTTACAATTAGTCAAGGCTTGGACATCTTCTAGCGATGACGCTCAAAAGGAACGAGCGCATAACATATGGCGGAATCGAATTGATAAATCATCAAGGCTTTCATCTCGTGAAAATGCAGTTTTAGAGCGGTGTGCGAGTGTGATGTATGAAAGAGGTCCGATGAATGCTCAAACCTTACAGTCATATGGAGTATCATCTCCTTCTAAAGAAATAGCAAAACTCATCAAATCTCATGGTTTTTTGTTTGATATAATCACGGCGGGCCAAGGAACAAGAGCCGATGAAAGAAGTTTGTTTTATGACATAGACCGTCCTGATATTCTAATCAAGAATGTTGGCAGGCTCGTCGGTTCATTGCTAGACACTAGCGGAGAATTAGGCATTGGACCTCGTGGTGAACCACGGCTTACAATGCAATTTTCTAGTCTGAACGCCCCGTCCTATGCCAACGCTGTTAAGAGTGAGATGGGTGTCAGGAATGTTAGGGCGGAGGGTTCATCTTTGATTATTGAGGGGGACTTTGCTGTCCGTAAAGCCTTAGAATGGGCAATACCTTCGATGAACGAAAAGAAGCAGGATGCGGTCATTATGAAGAAATCCTTAGACGGCGATGAAAACGCACAGAAAGTTTTAGCATTCAATTACGCATTGCCCACGAAACAAATGGAAATGATGAAAGCATGGAATTGGTCCATTGAGACATTCGATCAGGTTCTAAAGGAGGTTGTTGCTGATGGCCAATGAAAACTCAAAGCGTATGCAAAGGTTATTCTCGGCTATTGGCGTTGACATGGAACGCCATACCACGCCGGTCCCTGCCATGCCGCTGTTTACAAGTGGTGTTCAGGAACCACCTTTGCTTCAAGGAATTACAATCCCCGCTCTCTATGCGGCGGCATACGAGTGTGTAGTCCTTCGCTCAATTCTAAATCATTTGAATGTTGAAACATTCAGAAAAGGCTGGGCATGGAAGCCAAAGTTTGTTGTTAAATGCAGGGAATGTGATGAACAATATCAGCAACAGGTTGAGTCCTGTGAAATGTGCGGGGGCGAGGTCAGGCCCCCCGATAAAGAGCAACTTGAATACGCCGACTTGATTCTTAACGATAGTAACCGAATGAAGCAGTCATTCATTGAAGTCCTTCGTGAAATCGAAATGGATTTGAACATTGTTGATGACGCATATATTGTTTTGACAAAGGAATACTTCATTGACCCTGCGACTAAGAAACCTCAATTTTATCGAATCAAAGAGGTTACTCGTGCCGACCCTATTTTCATGCGTATTGTTTCAGATAAGCGTGGTGTTCGTGGTGGCCGTCAATTCACCAGTCTTGTTGATCGGTCCTTTAGAACCACTGACAAAGATGCGAAGTGTCCTAAAACAGGAATGGCCGTTGTCCCGATTCATTACATGAACCTAGCAGGAGTCGGTTCAGGTCAAGTTTACACTGATGACGAAATCATTCATGTAAGTAAATGGTCTCCTTCTAAACTCTATGGCCGTAGCCCAATTGCTACAATGTGGAGGCAGGTAAACACCTTAATCGCAATGGACAACTATGTCTATTCCGCATATCAGAAGCGAAGGATGCCTCGTGGTGTGATGGTCATCAAATCATCGAACCTTGAAACAGTTGAGAGAACAGCACGCAATATCCAAGAGCATCTTGAAAGAGACCCAAATTACATTCCGACTGTTGGTGTTGAAACCGAATCAGGAAGAGGCGGTCTTGAATATGTCCGTATGATGGACACTTTAGAAGAGTTGCAGTATATCCCAATCAAGGATGACATCCGTCAGCGAATAGCCGCATTCTTTGGTGTTTCAAATGTATTCATGAACGATGTTTCAGGTGGAGGCTTAAACAATGAAGGTATGCAAATCGTGGTCAGTAACAGGTCAGTTGCTTATTCGCAATCCATTTACAATACGGTTCTATTCCCCGCATTGATGGAGGCATTTACGATCAGCGAGTGGACCTTGACTTTGAGTCCACACGAAGAAGAGGATGAAATCATGACGCTACGCCGAGATGAAATGGCGATTAGAAACATGATGCAAATGAAGCAGGCAGGTTTCGATGCTAACCTAAGAGACGGCACGGACAACCAAATGCTAGAGTTTGATTACAAGCAACCTGACCCTCAAGAAGTAGCGGCGGCTCAACAAGCGGCGGCGGCTGAACAGCAGGGTGGACAGCAGGGTGGACAGCAGGGTGGAGGTCCGGTTCAGACCAGTGTTGAACAGTTGGAGATTACCCCTGAAATGTTATTCAAGCGAACCGAGTTTACACCGAATAGAGGGGGTTCAATGGTAATCCCTGAATCAGCGGCGGTAAATGCGGCGAATGACCTCCCTTCTTTGAGAACCATTGGCGACAGTCAAATGGGCGATAGAGCAGGCGGCGGTCAATCCCCCGACCACATCAAACGAGTTGACGGTGAGGCGGCTTTGTCATCCACTAAGGGAGACAAAAGAGACATGAAGTCATCGAGCGAGAGGGCGGTTGACGATAGAATCAAACAAATCGAGCGGAGAGCCGGTTCAAAGGGGCAACGATAATACGCAACCTATGCATGGGATGGAGTGGTCGAGATGAGCGAAACGATTGGAGATTTTGGAATTATTACGAAGATGGACCCTATGGCCCGTCGAGCGCAAGCGCAACTAGAAGCAATGCAAACAGCAATACAGCACAACAATCGTGATGATATTGCCAAGCATTTAGAGGCGGCTCAAAACGCACTTTCGCAATTGAAATCTGACCTCGACCTACATGACCGACTCGCCAAATCCTTTACCTCGGCAACAGATTCTAGCCAACTTCAAAAGTCGGCTGGCAATCTATACCAATTCAAAGCAACAGATTCAGATTACGATGGAACCCAAGACCAACAAGTGACTGGTGTTTCACGCAAAGGCCGCTCAACAACAATAATGCGACCACACCGAGTATTTTGAGGCGTTTAGAATGTATTGGGATGAAGGCAACAGTAAAGCGGTATCTCCTAGATTCCGTCATGAAGGCGAAGCATACAACGGCTTGATCATCAAGCAGGCTATGATGCCTCCAATGCCTTCACCAGCCGGTCAAATGCCGGGAATGGAAGCGGGTATGCCGGGAATGGGTATGCCACCCGCACCTCCTAAATCGGCAATAGGAAGTATGCTTGATGAAATGGATTCGGGCATTCAAGGCCTCGCTGACATGTTTGCTAGTGTTGGACAATTACTTTCACAAAGTCGAGCAACAGGCATTGCCCCTGAACCCACTTTAGCAATGCAGGGTGATGTTGAAAAAATGAGGCAAAAGCAATTGAGCCTATTGCAGGATTTAGCCATGATAAAGGAGATGCACGCATCACTAGGTCAACACGGACCACCTGTAAATGACCCAATGGCGGCGGCATCAATGCAACAAGACCCAATGAATATGCCTCAACCAATGCCACCACAAGATGCGGCAACTATGAACCCCTCTCAAGCGATGTGATTTGAAATGAGTGACGAACAGGAGCAAGCCAAGATCGACCTGATGAAAGAGATGGTCACTGAAATCAAGGAATTGCGCCAGCGTGTGGTCTCATTAGAAACACAGAACACCATGCTAACCAAATCTCTCGATGACCCTGAAACCATGATGAAGAAAGCAGGGTGGTTGAAAGTAATAACTCCAATGGCTGATGAGGCCTACGACCCCCTACAAAGGGATGTATCTGACAATTCTCAATCCTTTTCAGGACCATTTAATGGGACTGGGGACACTTTTCAAAAGCAATCGAGACACGATGAATTAGAAGAGTGGAAGCAAGCAGAACAGACGGTGATGCGACAATGATTGAATGGCACGACCCCTCCAATACCCCCGAAGGCAGTTTATTGAAAGACATCCTAACCATGGAGTTAGACCTTTTGAAATATCAGCAGGACCCAACCGGCGATAATGCTGTTCCTACTTTTATGGACCACGCTGGTGGCGTTCCCGTTCAAGCGGCGGCGGGTTATACAACCAACCAAGTTTACCCACATTTTTCAGATTCAGCACCGGCATCAAAACCAATTAGCGAGGTATATTCAATGCCCGCATCATATCAAACCGGATACGATGTAAAAGGCTCATCATTGCACATGCACATGAATGATGGCGGAACCACCAAAGGGATGTATCGAGATTCTGTTGAGGATAAAATGTCTAAGTTGACAATGATCAAGAAAAACGCTGATGCCGGAGATATTCAAGTCATCAATGAAATAGAGGCATTGCTCAAACAAATTGAGAACCGCCTGTGAAAGGGGGTTTTTGAATGTCTAAAGAACAGGAAGAGTTGATTCTCAAAAGAACCGATACCGTCCTGTCAATACTTTTGTTGAAGGATGTTGACATTCCCTCCTATACCGAAGCAATGCAGGGGGGTATGCCCACGCCTGAAGATGAGGCTTTGGCTTCGACATTAGCCGTGGCTGAATCGACACCGGCATATTCGATGCGTGATTTGAATAGCCCAGTCTCGGCCACTAGCATGGTAATCCCTGAAAACCTCAAGAATTACCTTTCAGGTCATGCAAAGGTTACAACCGATTATACTCAAGACTGGCCACAGGCGAAGGAGGATAACCCATTTGGTGAACACCATCCCTTTGGCATGAAATCAAATAGCCACCCTCTATTGCATGGTGCGGCACATGGAGACCCTGAATATGTTCATCACATCATGCGTTCTATTGAGCAACTGCCAATCATGGCTGAAAATGAAAAGGCTAAAGCAAAGGTCCCAACCAGTGAGATGTCAGTTGTCAATTATCTAGGCCTGCCTATTGAGAGCCAACATGACCTTTATACTCGTGATCGGAATCGTAATTCATTCCTTAGCGATGAGGAATATCACGACAATAAGCGACAGGAGTTGTCCACCTCGTTTGGCATGTTGCCACAGTTGTTTGGTTTAGAATGGATTACTGAAGGACAGCGTAGTAATTTCATGGACCTTATGGGACAAATGGCAATGACCGAAGAGGGTTCGCCTGATGCAAAACGAATAGAGAATCAATTTCAAGAAAAGGCAGGCATCTCTTGGGGGCGTGCATTGAGAAATTGGAGAGAACGATTCAAGCCAATGTCGTCTTGGTGGCAAAGGTCCCCTGATAGACACGGGCCAACAGAACCACATCCGGGGGGAGACTTACAGCATTACATGTCTCCTTGGGTATCAAGTGAGTCAGGTATCGAGCCTTCAATGAATTACCATCATTGGGAACCATACCAGTATTGGGGGGGAGTTGGCAGGAGTATAGATTCATTGGATAGCATATTAAGTCAGTCTTACCCTGATATATTCAATGGGGGTTGGATGAATAAACATCTGATCAACCATGACTTAGAAGAGGCTGGCTCGTTTAATCAAGGTGGGACTCATTTTCCTAGTGCTGTTAATCAAATGGAGCCGGACCACCCCGGCAGGGCCGCATTGGGTTCAACCTTCGACCCTGACAATGATTATCAAAAGAGGCTCGCAATGTATTCAGCGGCATCAAACAGGTTACATGAACACCCTTCAGAATTGAGCGGTGGTCGTATTGATGTCCCCGATGACGCTTTGATGATGTCCAGTCTAGGGCGTGCATTAGCCGCTCAAACCGACATGGGGGGACCTAGAACCGGCTATGGGCGAGAGGAGCATCCGTTTTCGACTGATGACTATTGGAGTCACCATAACGAACACTTTAGGGCCTCAAACAGTCATATGTCTCGTGTTATGCAACAACATGCTCAAAAGGTGATTGCTCAATTTGGTCCTCAAGTTTTGAATCCAATGGGTTCTGATGATGAGATGATGCATACTATTTGTCGAGGCAACCTTCAACAAATAGCGGCGGCGGCAAACCATTCATTACTTCGTATGCAAATGGGCGAGTCCTACAAAACTCTAGCACCGAATGCGGAAATGTCTTCGACTATGGGTTCAGTGGGGCCAGTCTCCCCTGATTCCCATGCTATCGTTCCCCCAACTTATGTGAGTGGCGATACTGACGCTTGGGGGCATGACATGCCCGCCACCTTAACATGGCGTTATGACCCGGAACAACAGGGATACGCATACAACATTGCTGATGCCCCTTTCAACATACTCCAAAGAACGGCTCATGCTGATTTAGTGAGGGCAATATCCCCTGCTCTCATGGGTCCAATGTCAAAGTTATCGCCTAAAACAAAGGACATCAATGCAATCTCTTCAGTTGACCAAAGCGGGTATGCACCTCTTCAAACAGGTTCATTGCGAAAAGCGGATGACTATGAGCCGACTGGTGTGTTTGAAACGATGATCAAGCCAGCCCACACGGTTTACGATTTAGATGACCTATCCACTATCAAAGGATTTAGTGGTGAGTGGGTTGTTCAGAAAATGCCTGAAGGTAAGAGAATGCTTGTTAAGAAAGAGGGTAAAAGAGTTGACCCAATCGACTTGCCATCAAAGGTCAAAAAAGCATTGAAAGAGCGTAAAGGTGACTTTACGGTTGATGCATATGTGAAAGGAGACAAACTGAATGTGGTTGACCTCCTAGTCCATAAAGGAACAGACCTTCACATGGAGCCTTTAGAAGACAGATTGAACGCTCTAAGAACACTTTATCATTCAGATGAATACCTTCACTTCCCAATGCCAAACTCATGTATCACTACTGATGAGCATGGTTTAGCAAAGGCAGTGGACGAATTGGGCGGCACTGGTTTGTTGATTAGGGATGCCACCTCGACTTTTATCAAAGGTAAAGAGATGCACCCTAAATGGGTTCACTTTGCTGATGAAGAAATTGCTAAGACAGTCCCATATGGACCACTGCCTGAAGTAATGGTGAAAGGACAGGACATCATTTTGGAGTATCCGGGGTTATTAGAGCCAGTTATCGTTAAAGGTCAATTCAATGGCAGACATGCTATGGACATCGACCTGTATAGGGGAACCACCACGCTAGTGAAACATGCGAGGACTCAACTGAAACTATGGGGTCCAGTTGCTATTGCCTTATTGAAAGAAGGTGCGGCTGGCGGCGGTGGTGCTGGTGCTGGTGCTGGTGCTGGTGGTGCTGGCACGGTGTCGTCAACAACAGGCGGGACACATTCCGCAATACATTCAGCCCCTTCTAAAAGAAAGAAACCTCGTAAGCGTGTCAATACAGAAGACGATTTGATTCTCCGTGCGCCTGAATTACTTGATGACAGCGGTGATCGTGAAGAAAAGTCTCACATGATGGTTCACGCACGCAGGGCGTTGTCTGATGCTGAAGAAGCAATGACTTCAGATGAGTTATGCACTGCTGTCAAGGGGTTGACCCCTAAAATGATTGAGGTTTTTGGCCCTGAATACGGTGTTGAAAGAACCGAGGAGGGAGATAAGTGGACCGTAAATGAGGCAATTGATGATGACATCATTGAAAACTTCGTATATCCTCGTATGAATGGTGCTTCGCCTGATGGCGGCGCATGGTCAGGAATGCAAGCAGATATTACCGCACCAAGAGGTCCAACGGAGTTGACCGACGATGATGCTACAACAATAGGTGCTTTGTCTAATTTGAATGATGAAGAACCGGAGGAGGAGGTGGAACAGCCATACCACCTGCAAATTAGTATGGACCCACAGAAAGACGGACCCGCTAGTATTGATATTGAAATGGGTCGGGCCAAACTCTCCTATCCATTGAGGACTCCTCAAGCACAGGCAACTGAAGAAGAAGTAAGGACTAAGGTTGAAGCCACTGACCAACTTGAAGAAGATGAATTACTCGCTTGAGTGTTTTTCAATCTCTATTCTAAGTGCATCGGGGAGGTCTTCTATGAAATCCCCAATAATTTGGTCTTTGAACATCTCCATGATAGGAGATATGCACCACGGTCCTATTTTGATTAAAACACCCCCAATGAACGCCAGTCGTCCATTTTCACCATTAAACTCCCCACCACATATACTGCATTCATGTTCCTCGTCTGACATATTTAGACCCATACACATTCAATATATTAGATCAACTGATAATGCACACCCTTCATATAGAAAGACATGATTCTCGGATTTCATGGCGACCAGTATAATGGCTAATCCTACTGTCAGAACCGCAGGGTTCTCGGCTGTTGGAAGCGATTTTATTCTGAAAGCGTCAGAAGGTAGTGACCTATACATTGCGGGATATGCAAGTGTGGACATGGTTGACAAGCAGGGTGATCGAATCCCAGCATCTGCATTGTCAAAGGCATTCACGAAGTTTATGGGTAACAAGGCATTCAGAAATGTTCAACTAGCACATAGCGGCATTCAAGTCGGTGAAGTAGTTGACAATTATACAGATTCGGAAGGACGAGTTTGGAAATCAGAAGTGGACGAGCATGGACTCTTTGTCGTATGCCGTGTCCGTGACGACATCCAAAAGGCTCGTGAAGTCCAAAAGCAGGTTCGCAGTGGCGACCTCAAAGCATTCTCTATCGGTGGTCAAGCGTTATTCCGTGTAACCAAAACCACCCCTGAACATGGGACACACAGGGAGATTACCGATTTAGAATTGCACGAGATTACCTTGTGCAAAAAGGGCATCAACCCGGAAGCCCGATATACAATCCTTAAAATGGACAATACAGGAAGTGAACAAGAAATGAGTAATGAAGCATTGAGCGAAATACGAGACAGCCTAAGCCGTGTGTTAAAGCACATTGAAGACGAAGAACCAGCAAATGAACCAGTTGTTAAGACTGATCAACATGCCGATAGTAGTGCAATTGCATACATCGATACGCTTGAGAAGTTTGCTCACGAGAGTGGAGTCAACCTTGATTCCCTCCGTAACCACTTCGGTCTTGAGAAGGCTTACCTCCAAGAAGGCAGTGGCGGATACAGTCACCGTGGTCAAGGAGATGCTGAAGGAAGTGGAGAATCCGCTTCTGAACCATCTTACCCAAGTTTGCCATCAGCAAGCGGCAATCAGAATGTCATCAAGCAAACTGGCTCGATGAAGATGAATGCACCTTCAGGTAACAAGCAGGTTATCAAAGGCGGCTTGAACCTTTCACCTCAATCCCTTGAACGAGGATACCACGCTTACGCATCCATTCGTGATGAAGAAGCAGTCAAATCCCTTGTTGAAAAAGAGTGGAAAGACCGTTACAATGCTGAAACGGAAAATGCATTGGCCATCCAAAAGCAAAATGACTTTGGTGGACAAATCAACTCCCTGCGAAATGAGATTGCCTCATTGAAGCAAGAAAACACTGACTTGCAGAAGTCCGTCGTTGCTGAACCTGCAACAACATCTGTTCGTGTGCCAACCCATGACGAGTTTAACGCAATGGGCAATGGTGTCGATGGATGGCTTGCGGCTGAAGACTTGGCACGGAGGGCCTTGAGAGGAGAATAATCCTTTCAAAATACAACTTGAAAAAAGGAGATGAAAAGAAATGAGCGGATCACGAGGATACCTACGAACAATTGAAGACATGGAGCGACTGTATTACGGTGCAGGAGCAGGAAACAACGCATGGGCATACAGCGGAACAGACCTATTGAAGGCTGACTCTCCATTGATGTCCACTACAAGCGGAACCTATCAGGCTATTTTTGGCCGTAAGGTTTGGTCACAGTTGAACCAAGAGTTTAACGCATTTTCAATCATGCCAAAGAAACCATGGGAAAAGAGTGGATGGCGAGTCGTCACTGGCAAGCCTGATTCTAGCAAGGGTGGCGGCGTTCCTGAAAACGCAACACTGCCTGAAACAAGCAAACCAACTTTCTTGCATGTCAATGACAAACCACGCACAGTGGCTCACACCTTTGACCTCACTGAAACCGCAATGTTCCTTGCTGACAAGGATGACGGTCTTGGTGATGCTCGTGCTGTCATGAAAATGGAGATGGCCAAGCACCACGCTGAAACCATCAACAAAATGCTTCTAAAGGATATTTCCTACCGTAGCACCACATTGAATGACTTTGACTCTATTGACCGTATTACTTCATCCGCTAAGATCGAGAAGGCTTCAACCTTTGGCGATGTATCGGCAGGCGACCACGACCAATACAACATCAGCCGACCTGAAGCGGCAACGCAAGAATGGTCTGATGCAAATGTTGATGCGGGAACCAATGGTGATGAACGCCCACTTACACTGAACATCCTCGATGGCATGTTCCGCAACATTTGGGAGCGTGGTGGACAACCAAAGGTCATCATGACTGGATACGATACTCTTGAGAAGATTCAACAGTTGCTACAACCTCAACAACGCTTCACTGAAATGAAGAAAGTTGTTCCGGGTGTCAACGGCGTGAAAGGTGTTCCGGGTATGGAGGCAGGGTTTATCGTTGCTACATACAACGGTGTGCCTCTTATTCCTTCTAAGGATGTTCACAACGAAGGAGGAGCAGGAATCAGCCGTCTATACTACATGGATACTGATTACACCTACTTCTGCACTGCAAAACCAACTCTCTATCACGAATCAGGCATTGAGACAGGAGACCCATTCGGTATCAACCGTCTAGGTCAAATGGGAATGTTCCACACGATGGGCAACCTATGGCAACTGTTCTATGGCGCACACGGCAAGGTGAGGGACCTAAGTGCTTGATCTCAACGGAGAAATGAAAATTAAAGAGATGATTTAGATGGCAGTAGTAACAAATATCGAAGAAACAACAGCAAGCGTAGTCCTAGACGAAGGTCTTTGGATGGGAACCCGAAATGATTCAACCGCATGGTTGGCAGGCATTACAGGTGTTGCCGCAGATTCACAAGCGGAAGGCGGAGTCAAGATGATGATTCTTGATGTAGTCTGCACAGCCGCAGGTGCATCAGCAATCGACTTGACCTCAACAGGAATTGTCGGAGTCAGTGGGACCCACGGACTAGCAATTCTTTCAGTCAACAACATGTCCGGTGGCTTTGAAGTCCCAACAGCAGTTTACCTTTCAGGAACAAACAACGCTGTGATCAACTTCACCTCCGGTTCAGGAACCGCTGGCGATACGCACCGACTTTGCTTCTTGTATGCTTGAGGTGAGTCTTTATGACTCTAACCTTAACCTACACAGGTGCAAGGCCTTACGCTGAATTGACGCACTTCAAATTGCATCCACTTAAGTTTGGATTCGCTCGTGGCGAGGCCCGAACAGATGTCCCTGAAGCATTCATCAAAGAAGTCATCATCCCGATGATCGACAATGGTGCTTCAATGTGGACAGTATCGGATTCAGAACCTGAAGACAAATCAAAAGCAATGCTTGACGCAGTTGAGGATAAAACCCCAGTTGTCGAAGAAGTAGTTGAAACAGTGGTTGAAACACCACCTGCCACTACTGAACAGTCTCAAGCAATGATTGATGCAATCGAAGAAGGACCTCAATTCAGTGAATCAATGTCAAGAGCGCAAATGATGTCATGGTGCAGAAGTAAAGGCATTCCTACGGTTACGAAGGATACCAAAGCCACTTTGATTGAAAAGGCCCTTGCATTCAATGCAGGGGTTGATGCTTGATGGGTATTATTGAACACACCATTGATGATGGTGATGGGCGATACGCTTCTAGGACTCGTGTCAATCGTCTAGTCTATCAATTCGATGAGGCTGATTTAGCGTCAAACCCAATGGTTGAATCAGCAAAGATTCCGATCAACGGTGAAATCCATACGATTAAACTTGATGTGGGTATGTCGCTGGCTACTACACAGTCTGATGTTGAAACCACTAAAGGACAATTCAGTATGGTCAATGGTGACTTCTTTACCATGTCAGGTAGTCAAGAAAACCTCTTCACACCTATTGGAGGCGTTGACTTCACAGGACAAAACCCTGAAACCTTTTATCAATTTCAAACCAATGAAGGTGCGGCACAGAACGGGACTACAATGGATATTGCATTGAGTGTTAGGACTGGGCTGTCAGGGCATAGCACACCAGCGGCCCCTAATGTCGCTGATGCAGGCGGAACCCCTAGAGTGGTCGGCAGTGTTCAACCATGGACCGGGAGAGTCTGTGGCAGTGTCAAGTTTGTTCTTCAATTCCTAAGTGCAAACACATTTCATACTTCCACAGGGCCAATCCGAGTCATAGTTTACTATTCTTGAATAGTAAGTTATTGTTATAAGGAAAGACATACTGAACGGATTGATAGCAATGACGACTCTTACAGTTACTCAAGCAGGGCGAACCAATGTATCGGGCAACAGATTGACTGTATCCCTTAGTGCATCAACAGCAGACACCTCATGGGACGCAGGCGGCGCAACTTTCGATGCAACCTCCTATGTAGCGAACCCTGATATGGTTCACATTGAAAACACCGGCGGTTATGTCTTTGAATATGACCGTGCAACTAAGACTATCAAGGCGTATGTTCAAACCGACCCCGCTGACGGTGGCGGTGCAAATGTTGCACTTATTGAAGCAACAGGACTTGACCTAAGCGGCGATGTTCTCCTAGGAACAGGCCTCATCATTAGAATCATGATTACCGGCGGGCGAGCCTGAAGGGGCTGTCCAATATGGCAAGACTATCTGTTGATTCAGTCGATCTTGACGAAGCGTTTGAAATTGAGAAGAGGCGCAATAGTCGAATGCTAGAAGTAGCAAACTCTCATAACTCATCCGTTCACGAATCTATTGCCCCATTCAGCAAAGAGTGGCTGGCACGCAATTCCACCGATATACGAATGGAGATTAAAGGCAATGAAAGAATGGACATCCAAAGCATTGGTTCAGGCACTAGATGCTTGGACTGTGGGATGCTACATTTTTGCTGGACTCCCTCCTGTGCTGTATGTAGCGGTCCTATGGACTACAATTTAGGTAGCCATCATAATTCAAAAGCGAGGCAAATAGCATGAATCTAAATGAGTTAATTTTGAAGGCGAGAGCCGACATGGATGAAAAGAACGCATACTGTCAGAAACATTTCAACTGCAATTATTCTGAATGCACACCAGCACAGAAAAGCGAATGTAACCAAAAGTGTGGCGTTCCTAAGCAGGTCACGGATTCTTCACCTAATGCCGTCAATATATTGGACATGGATGAGGATGGCAACAAGAAAGTTGCTAAGAGTGATGAAAAGGCATACAAGAATATGAATTGTATGAATTGCTCGGACGGGACGGACACTGACGGCAATGCATGTGAAAACTGTTACCCAAAGAAGGCTAAACTCGCTAAAGCAATTCAAGAAGCGGGTGACTGCGGTTGGTCCCTGATCAAAGCACAGCCATGTTCAGTAAGAGGGTGCGGTGCTATGTCAACGGACTCCCCTGACCAATGTGCCGCTGGTGAAGTCCCTTCAACATGTTCACGCCGGAGAGCCGAGTCGAGACATGCCGGAAAACAACAACGCAGACAAGGCGGAAAAGTAAGACATCTTGAAATCGGAGACGATTATTGAGGAGGGGGGGTAATGTATGCCAAGAGTCTTTCATCCGGGTCATCGGCCTAGTCAGCCGTTATATCCTGATGACTTGGTTTACACCACCGTCCAAAAAGTAAGCGAATACCTACAATTGCCACTTCCTGAACCTGTGATTTTAGCGGGAGACACCACCGTTGATACTGGTGCGAACATTGACGCTTCATTAACTGCTTTAACAAATTACATTCTAATCCCCATTGGGGGGGCTGACTATCGACGCTGGGGCTTTTCAGCGGGCGACAGCATAACTGTGTATGATGATGTTGAATCAATGGGTTCAACTCTAAGCGTATCCTTGGTCAAATCAGCAGGGACTGGGGGAAAAGTAAACCTCATTGCTGAAGACCCCGGAGTTGCATATACAACCGCTCAAGGTGCTGTTGTCCAAGCCAACTCTTCAATAAGCAACAGCAAAGAAAGAGGCTTGAGCAAGTCTCATGTTGAGGACCTGATCAGGCAAAGACAGGATTACATTGACAGGACCACCCGTATGTCATGGAGGCCAAGTCTTGTATCTGACGAGTATCAAAACTTCACCACTTTCAAACCATATCGAAGGAGATATTACACCGATTATGTAGGTGCGGTATATCTGAAGAATAGAGCGGTTCAACGCATTTTACGGCTTTCGGTTTGGCAAGGGGATTACTATCGAGAGTTAGGTGCGTCTCGTATCAAACTGTCAATTACAAACCCCATACAGATACAAGCATCTGACAAGTTTTTCCTATGCCCCGGTGGAGTAAATGCAACAGCAACGCTTGAACAAGGGGTTGGCAATAACCAATGGAGTAAAGACTTCGGGATAAAAACCATTGCTCAACAGATTTCAAATCTGATAAACATGGATGCCGCCGCTGAAAAAACAGCAATACAGATAGGCTCTTTGACTGAAGGGACAGACCCAAACGGAGTCCCTAAACCATTGAATGTCAGCCATGAGTTTTTGGCAACAGCAAACAGCGACGATGGAGATGGCAAAATTATGATCAGCAGTATGCGTTCAACGGAGGAGGGGGAGAATGCCACCATCGGCGTTACAAACACCAATTCATTCACATTCACTTTAGGGGCAACACATTCGACTACAATCACATCAGTGACTGGTGGTTCACCAATTACCGGGTTTGTTGTTGATGATGCTGGGACTTTTACGGAGGGCCATGGTATTGTATGTTCAGGGAATCATGTGGCATTATGCACCCGTGTGGGCAATACATTCACTATCGTCACTGACTTATCAGGGACTTTTGGCGATAATGTATTAGCGACAGACACTTTGACGCAACACCGATTCAATAGCGATGCCACCTCCGAAGAACGACAAACAGATTGGTGGTCAATGGAGGACAACGGGGCAATCATGTTTAACAACCAATACCCGTTCTTTGAGAACCACAGCCTAAAGATTTCATATGTGTATGGCGAAAGGTATGTCGATAAGATGATCGAAGACGCTTGCACCAAATTGGTTGTCATTGACATATTGATGGCTGATGATTACTCCGTTATGTTCCCTGAAGGCTCTCAAGGAATAGACCTTAACGCTAAGGTGCAAAGGTTAGAAACAGAAGCAAAACAGTTGCTGGTTCCATTCCAAGAATCAATTATTGTAGCGGGCATGGGTGGCTGATATGGCTGAAAAACTGTTCCCTGTTACTGAAGAATGGTTGATGTCTTTGACAGCCATCTCCAAACAGTTGGATGTATGCGCTAAAGAGTTGCCCGCCAATGAGATAGACTGGCGAGATGGTCAAATCATGCGTGAATCTCTTATGTCTGAATTGGATGGGCTAGACATGTCCGAGGCCGAAATTGAGCATGTTGTTGATATTCAACTGCCGACAAACCCTCACCGAATGAAGTTTAATCACCTCAAAGACAAATTATACAGGGGGATTTAAGGATGACTGATGCCATTATAGCAATTGTCAATTTACTCAACTCAAACTGGACTTTATCCCCTAAACCAAGCATTGAGGACATTGCTGTTCTTGATCGTGGCGAAGGTAAAAGAGTCCGTATGCAGGATAAGGATGTAGTGCGTGTGTTTGAAACAGCACACAACGAAGCACAGCCTGAATTGCTTTTCGACTTCATTAACGAGCATATCAATTTGACCATCGATGTGCGAACCGTAAAGAGCCGGGAGCGTTTAAGTGCAATTCGTGATGAAGTCCGGCGTATCCTCCACCTCCATCGAAAAGGAGATGGGACCAACTTTGACAGGGTTATATTCAAAACCCGAACCGACTTGTCAGACCGTAGTAAGAGGATGTTCCGCTACACTATGCAGGCCGAGGTCATTACATTTAGCAAGCCATTAGTGGCAGTATGAGGTGAAGAAATATGGTAAACACAGTATTCAAGGGCGACTTAGCAGAAGTATCTTGGGGCAAAGAAACAGGATTGAGACTAGAAGGCGACGACAGTGCGGATGGTTGGGCAGTGGCGGCACACGCTACATTGCCAAATACCTCCGTGATTACATACGGTAGCAATGCATGGTTCCATAATGCGGTTCCTGACAATGTTCTCGTGGGTTGTATCCTTCGTGTAGCGGGTGGAGATGTCTATTCGTCTGATGACTATTCAGCAACACGCCGCACCTATTACATCACTGCAAATGACTGTTCAACTAACACGATCAATGTTCAACCTGCAATGGCTACTACGGGCAATGCAAAAGCGTCAGATATTTTTACTCTTGACAGCATTGGCTGTCCAACCATTGATGCGGCAAGCACGGATTCATCGTCTCAAGTAAAGAGCGATGGTTTCATTGGATTGCTAAACACATTTGGATTGCCTGAACCTGAAATTGATGTCAGAAAGCAACATGTCATTGGCATGGGTCGAGATGTCAATGTATTGACCAGTGGCCGTGAAACACTGGCCGGTGGGAGCATGGAGTCAAACGCACACACCTTGAAGTGGATGAAATATGCACTTGGCGGCTGTGTTTCAAAGAGCGATGGCGAATTGTCTAGCATTAACAGTCTTTCAGGTGCAACCATATTAACCGAGAATCCATTGAACCTCAAAGACAGTGCAACTGACATTTGGGCGGTTCAAGCATATGGGTCAACCAATAAAGTGAATGTCACAGACCTAACGACACTAGGGGCGGCTGGTCTCGCCAGCCTCACTGGTGGTGCTGATGGTCAGACCATTCTCCTTGGTGCTAGGACTATTGCTACGGACACCGGGAATGTAATGGGTGTCGGCTCTTTTGCTACTTCCCATGCTACGGTTCCAACTGCCGGAATTATCAAAACTCTTGGCACTGACGGTAAAGTCTTGATCGGTTCATTCGCCGCTGGCATTTCAGCGGTTGGCGTGCCTGCTATGGGCGATGTAACTCAAGCAGGAGTGATAAACTCCGCTGATGTAGTCTTCGGTGCGCCCGACCTCACAGGGGGCGTTCAAGCCACTGGGACTGTCACTGCGACAGGAACATTAGACGCAATCGTAATCACTGAACCGGGTAGCGGATATACCTCCTATCCAACAGTGACAATCACTGTCACTAGCGGTGCTGGTTCCGCTTCATTTGCGGCATCCACTTCAGTCCTTGTTGATGCACCGGCTCACAAGACCGTTGCCGACATCGATGCGGGTGTGCAAGCACGAGTCAAACTTGTCGATGTCCCGGTCCAACTTCTTGGTTCGCCAACTGCGAGCATTGCTTCAGGCGATGTGTTTGTCAAGGTTAGTGCGACCCTAGGTGCGAAATACTCCGCTGGCGACTATATTCAGATTTACGACAAAGACACCCATTCTATTCCGGGTGCTGACTCAACACTGCCAACTGTGTTCAAGAATGAAATCCGCAGGATTATCGGCAAGAACAATGCAAACACCGAGTTGTATATCGAAGAACCATGGCTACTTGACCACATCGCCGCATCATGTGGCATTGAAAGAATGGGCTATGTGCATTCAACGGCTGGTGCTTTGACTGTCAAGGATGGTCGAAGAGGGACCCCAATGATTGGCACTGGTGGTGCTTTGGCCCATGGTGTATCTCACACATTATTCGGGCATACTCATGTTCCGACATTTATGATCGAACAGTCTTTTAGACAAACAAACGCAACTCCGGGCCGTGAACAAATGCTACGACTCTTCAATGGATGCAAAGTGCAATCCGCTAAACTAGCGGCTGATAGTGAAGGAGAATGCAAACTGACAATGGAGTATGAGGCAACACGCCACTACACGGATACTGTCAACAAGTTTGTCCCACACCGTATGTTTGAAAATACAGCGAACACTTTTGTCAACCGATTGGTTTCAGGTGTTGCAGTTGATGGTGAAAAGCCATACCTATTCCAAGACTTGAGCGTTGAAGCATTTGGCACACCTGTCCTCCGTGGGACTCAATTTGAGTTTAGTCTCGCCAACAACAATTCCGCTCGCTGGTATGTTCGTGGATTTGAAGGTCAAACGCTTGACGGTGATCAGGTTCAACACGGCGGAACACATCAGGCACTTGACATCACAGAAGCAATGAGAGAATACAAGTTTAACTTCTCGGCCATTGTCGAGGATGACCGCTATTGGACTGAAATGAGGACTAGAAAGCATCACACTAATTCAAACGACATCGTGTTCAGAATGAACAAGACAGGTTCAGCGGCTACAAGACAAAGCACAGTAATCACGCTTGAAGACTACACCATCGTCAAAGCAAATCATCCAATGCCTGATGACAAGGGACCAGTCACCGCTGAAGTTGAATGCATTGTCCGACACTTGAAGATTGAAGAAACTAATCCATATTATACCCTATGAGTTGATTATTATGCCTAAAACAGAAGACATGATTCACAAGCAAGCCCTAGATTCCGCATGGAGTCTGATGAAGTTTTACGGCTCATATGCACCGCATGGTCATCAAGCGCACGCTGATAATTTGAGGCGAGATTTAGAACATCTTGATGACCAAATTGATCAGCCAGTAGTGACGGAATATGAGCGAAAAGTGAGGAGCAACTTGAGGGACGAAAGAGCAAATATGCTAAGTGCTACATCAGGAAACCCCGACCTATATGACCGGAGAAAAAGAAGGCCCGGAGATTCAGAAGTAATGGCCCCCCGACCCGAACACTACGAAAGAGGTGCTTTAGACCCGTCTCATCCGAATTATGACAGGAAGCAGGGTTATGCCTTACCTGACAAAAACAGTGAAATGCGTGTTTCAACTAAAGACACGGTGAAGAACCCTGAACACGCAGAAGGAGAGAGCAGTATTAGAACAGAAGGAACGGGAGAGTCACCCATGGAGGGCATCCCTGAATGGCTGGTAAACCCCGGACAACGAGCGGATGAGATTCATCCCATGTTCTATGACCGTTTTGCTGATAAGGGAATGGAGTTAGAGAGGCCACAGCCACAAGGACAACTCCCCCCGCCCCGCAACCGACAACTGACCTATTCAGGTGAGTAAAATGCCAAAAACAGAAGCCATGATTCACAAGCAGGCATTGGACTCCGCATGGAGTCAATTCTTGAAGGGGGATTATGAGCAGGACATGCAACAACTTCAGATGCTTGGAGGTCAAGAAACCGCACAGGCGGTCTCGCAAAGCCCTATACCCGCCCCTTACAAAGGAGACCCTGAAGGCTGGGCGGAGGATTACATGTCTAATGCGGCCAACATGCAAGGGACTGTGGCCGCTAATGTAGGCGACCCCGATTTTCCTTTAGAATCACTGGGCAATATGCCTGAAACAGCGGCAACCGAAAGAATACAAGGGAGAGTCAAAAGTCATGAAGAAAGCCAGCGACGGCTAAAGGAATTACAAGCAATTGCCGATCAGATGAAGTTTGAAGGCCATCCTAGATTTCAATAAGAAGCGTAATGATTAAGCGTTATACCGTAGTGGGATGGCTATGCGACTATCAGGATTCGTGACATTAAACGGGGTAAGAACGCCCCTTGACTGGACAATTACAGGGACATCAGTGAATGCTGGCCCCGGACTAAGTGCCGATGAGGTAAAGGTCCATGTGTCATTGCCTGATTATACAAACTCAACCGGAACATCGGTAATGGCTGAAGCCAATGTAGTCGAAAACCCAACCGGAGGACTTTGGGATTTGACTGTTACCGACCTTCGCCTTATGCTGAAGGAGAAGGGATTGCCTATTTATGGCAACAAAAAGGATTTGATTGAGCGTTACGAAAGTGCTGAAACAGAAGGAAACTCGACAGAAGCCCCGGCTGAAGCCCCGGCTGAAGAAACTGTTGAAGAGGTGGAAGACGATGCAACAGGATCAGAATAATCATCGGTTTGTATTGAGCCGCAGTGCCAATCGTCATGAGGTGGAGACACCTGATGGCACATTGATTGTCTATGTTAAACCACTATCATGGATTGAACAGCAGGAGGCAATGTCTCAATTCGTTGACTTCAAGGTTATTGACGGTGAGGCATCGCCTTCAATCGACCTCGGAGGTTACTGGCGTTATGTGTTAGCACGATGCGTTGACAGAACAGAACCAGCATTGAGCAAACAAGACCTATTCAATCTAAAACCTGAAGTTGGCAACGCCATCCAAGCGGTTCTTCCTTCATTGACGGACATCATGCAACAGTTTGCATCCGGCGGTGAAGCAGACCCTTTGGTATAACCTTCTCCGATTTGATAGATTACATTTCATCTGATGGCGAGAAGAATCCTTTTACGCCTCCACAGCAGACAATTTTGGCTCATAAGACCGTAACTTTTGCTCTCGGTTCTTATTTCAAATGTCCACCACATTCTTGGGACGATCAATCGCATGAGAGCGTTATGCTTGATTTTATATTCATGCGTGCCGCACAGGATATAACCAAGTCTGAAATGGATAAAATGCACAAAAACATGAGTAAAGGGGCGAATAATAAAAGTGGGCGACCACTACGCACTACTAGCGACGAGGACTACTTTGAGCGAGTAAATCAGCAAATGAGGGAATAAAATGGCGGAAGGTGCATCGGCGGCAACAAGTGAAATAGCGGCGGCAAGCATTGCTATTGGCGGTTTCACTAAGAATGTCCAATCCGCCGCTCTTTATACCAAGATGTATAACAAGGCATTCGGCCCATTCTATGACCTGTGGATTAAGTCAAAACAGGTAATGGCAACAGCCACTGAAGTCATGGCTGATGTCAGTGAGGCGTTTGAAACCATGGACGAAGCCGCCGCACCGATCACCAAAACAATTGGCATGTTGGGTTCGGGGATGACCAAAATTGTAATGACATTCACTATGGCCATAGGTATTGGCCTCGCTTTAATGATGGCGTTGGGTCTTTTAGGGGGCGGAATGGGCGGCTTTGGCGATATGCTCCCCGGTATTCAAGACGCTTTAGGGGGGATAATTGATAATTTCATGAGCATAATAGGCTCGGTGGGGCAATTGATTGGGATAATCATGGGGCTAGACTTTATGCCCATAATAGAACCTTTGATGGCCGCAGGGATGGTCATATTTGCGGGTATTATCCAAGCATATACCATGTGGACCACCATAGTTGCCGCAGTAATAGAATCGATTGTAATGATATTTCAACACCTGTCGGATACTGGTGCTTTACAGGGGATGATTGATGCGATTGGTGGTTTAATGGAGGCGGTAATGTTCGCCTTTGGCATCGTATTCGGGGCATTAAACAATGTAGGTGTTGACTTCGCAAGTGTAACATCATTCATTACAGGGGCAATTAGTGGCTTTGTTGACTTCCTCATATCCAGTGGCATAATTGATTTCATAGTTGAAATAGGTATGATGCTCTTTGAAGTGGCGGCTATTGTAGTCAGGGTAATCGGAGTTATCATAGCCATTGTCGTTTATCTCGTGGCGTTTATCATTCCGTTCCTTATGCCCCTGTGGTTTGGTTTCAAGTTAGCATTTCAAGTTGCAGTTGCTCTTTTCATGTTCGTAATGAGAGTTATAGTCAACATTATCAGAATCATTGTAGCGGTTTTCACCGGGGACTGGGGTAAGGTTTGGGACTTGATCGTAGGCTTCGGTGATATATTCATAGACACCTTTGATGCACTTTGGAGTTATGTCGAAGGATGGGTTGATGACATCATGGACTTCTTATCCCCTATTGTTGATACGATAGAGGGAATTGTTGACGGCGTTGGCGGATTCATCGGTGGAACGGCAGACTTTGTGGGTGGACTTTTCGATTCGGGCGGTGTATCCCGTGGACCTGATTCAGGATATTTAGCCACGCTACACGGGACCGAAGCAGTTGTCCCTCTTCCTGACGGCAGTAGCATCCCAGTCACCGTGAAAGGTATGGGCGGCGGCGGCGGTGGTGACACCAACAACATCAACATCTCCGTCAGTGGCGGGGGCAATGCTCGTGAAATAGCCGACAAAGTAAGTCAAGAGGTTCAAAGAGCATTTAGAACGAGGTCTCGTTCAGGCGGATATGGGAGAGGTGTAATGTAATGCCCAAGATTCAACTCATTAGGAGAGACGGCAGTGTCATTGAGTTAGAAGCCGAGGAGATTGCATTCAGTTTTCAAAGGATGGTTGCTGTTCATGCATTACCTGTCTTAGCAACTCGTGCCGCTCTTGACCTAAATCAAACAAACATCATAATCAAAGTAACTGGCATTCTATCAGACGATTCAAACGGTTCTGCTGGCGTTGGTTCTTCTATGATGCTTGACCTGTCCCTGTCGGGTGGGTCCTCACTTGGGTCAACATGGTTTGGTTCACTTAGGACCCCCTCGTGGAATTATGCAAAAGGTTTGTTGTTTGGAAAAGAGGTTGTCGCTTCAACGGCTGGCCAATTAGCCGCCGGACTCAATGAAAACTTTACTATCCGCTTCACTAATGGCGCAGTGGCTAATACAATCGCAAACAAGTCGATTATCAATGTCGATGTCTCTTCGACCACCGATACTGAAACCGTGGCAACTGCGATCAGACTGGCACTAAATGCCGCATCAATACATGTTGGTTCTATTCCGGTTTTATTCACATCTGAAATGACAGTGGCTCAAGGTTTAGGGCAGGCTGATGCTATTTCGTATCACGCACAGAACAGCGTCGAAGGTAATTTCACGACAGGTGAAAAGATTACCCTGTCAAATGTAAAAACAGGGTCACATAGCAATCATACTGTCATCAAACAGTCAGATTCGACCATTGGCGGTGCTGGCCAAGACTGGCCAAATCCATTCCTCATATCCAACCTCACGGGCGGCGTGGCCGCATTGAAAATGACAAAAGGAGACAAACTGCAAGACCTGATGAATATGATTTCAAACCCTAGTCCCGGCGGTGCGCTCATCAGCCCACAGGTTCTGACGGGGAGTCTTATCGATTTACCTGACTCCATTGCTTCAGTTGATACTGCCCAATTTTTAAGAATAAGTGAAAGTAAAGCCGTTCAAAAATACATTATAGGAATCAGGATTCCTTACGAGTCGATCATTTCAGACCCAAACGGGCAACAAGTTTTGAGACAATTCTTAATCCCTGCGGGTCCGGGGACCGACTTTTCAGCGGAGTCCAACACCTCCGTGTATGACCCAGTTGACATTGTAAACGGGGAAACGGTCAGGCCAAATCCCTTCTTACAACAGGGTATTGCTATCCCAGCAATCGTAACCTCATTTGACCCATCATATTCAGCAGGTGATTCTGTATGGAATTACGACCTTTCGATGGCGGCGGTTGAGCAACTTGTGGGACTGTGATATGAATGGGTGTTCATCGTTTTTATGGCAAGTCTATTCGTATGAATGGCACTACTGATGGCTTAGTCGTCCCAACTGGGGCATTCAAAGAACGGGGTGTAAAGAAGAATAGACCTGCTTATTCGTTTTCGCCCACCACCGAATATAGTAATTCGACAAGAACGGGGCGTGAACATATCCCGAATGAAACAAATCCATTGAACACACTTAGAGGGGCTTTCACCATAGACGCTTATGTGGTTCCTGACATGGGCGGGATGGTGGTATCCAAAGACGGCCAGTTTTCACTACAAGTTGGCAACCCGTTTGGAGTATATGACCCTGTAAATGGGACTCAAGCGGGGCCTATCTCATTCACAATTATATCAGGTGGCAATTCTTTTACAGTCGAAACCAGTTTTTCAATTGACACATTCCTCCCATCAACCATGCATAAATATGGAGACAACCGGCTTAAGCCACAGGACTACACATTCAATAAGCAACCACTTATGATGGTTACAGCACAGTTTAATACCCATGGCCTCAAACTATTCATGAACACTGCTTTAGTCGCTGAATTGTCATTTGGGGGGGACTCACGACTAATGGACCAAAAGTCTTCAGACCTTTTCATTGGAGGCAAAGGAGGAGAATATCGTGGCCTGATCGAAAGCATTCGTATCAGCCGTGGAACAGTGGCCCCTAAACTTGAACCTTTGACAAACATTGACGAATGCATTGGCTTTTGGGATTTCAATGATGACATAGAGATTCCTGATGTCAAGTTTTTCAGTAATTCAAAGTCAGGGAGTGCAACTCAAGGGAGGGATGGACCCGGAACCGATGATGGTATGTTTGACATACCTCTAGTAATGATTGGTTACGATTTCAAAACAATTGGTGTCGCTGGGAACCCGTCAGGCCTCGGAACCTTTAGAGTGAGGGAATTGCCTCGTAACCTTTCAACCACAGAAGACATATATTCAGCAACGGAGAAGTTGGCATCCTTATTCACTGGTATTCCTTTAGAAGAAATAAGAGAACAGTCATGGTATGTTGGAGGGAACCTGTTATTCTCCTCCGAGACTACTGTAACAGGCGGTCAAAGCAATTCTAATGTATTTGATTACCTTGACCCCGCAGGGTCTTTACAGGGAATCCCTCAATCAAACCTAAACTTGATCATAAATCATTCAGGGACTCACCCTGACACTAAATATCACAAAGGTTCAACGGGTTCACTACGGATGCCATACATGGACCCCACGACCACCCCAAGCAGTGAATTGTATTTGGTTGAGAGAGTATTAGCGAAGGGGGTTGACACTGATTTAGACCCAATGACGAACCCAACTGAAAGAGTCAGGGTGATTGGTATTGATTTCACCCAAAATGTGGTTTTATGCGTGTCCACCCATGCCGCTAGTGATGAAACCGCCAACGGTTCAAGCGGTATCGGCGGCGTTGAAAACCGACCCGGATTTTCTAGTTTCAAGTATCACCATGATGACGACACCCCTGTTTGGATTTGTCTAGGCAATGGAGATTTGGTTTTCGATGACGGAGAGAAAAAGACAGATTTGGTCACAAATCCGGGCCAAAAAACACGACCAAAGGACGCATATACTCGTGCTGTGTTTTCACAGGGCCAGCGTTTTAAGGATGTTTCAGGGAATAAGAACGAGGCTTTTTGGGTTTCAATTCAAAGTCGATCACCCAAGGTAATACCCTCGCACCTTAATCAGCCACAGATGTGGATGTCTGCGGGGGATACAAATTACAACCCGGCGGGTCAGGACCCCCCAAAAAAGAATCTCATTTTTTGGCATAATGCCGCTCATAAACTGTATTACAGTGGTGTTTTTTGCAGGCATTTCAAAGACCTTTCAGGCAACAAGATGGACTTCTTTGGAGATACAAACGGCGGGGATTGGGCGTGGGAGTCTAGTAACACCCTATTCAATGGGCAACCCTGTTACAAAGTCCAAGGTTCCTCCGTAAACGGTAAGGTCTTAGTAAATGGCGGGTCATCGACAACAAATAAACTCACGACATCGCCAACTGATTCATACACTATTTTTATGATGATAAACCCTGTTTACGACATTACATCAAACCTGCGTGTCTTTTCGGTTCAGGGAGGGACCAACCTCACTTCACTTGATTACCTCCTCCCGACAAATAGCAGAACCTTTTCAAATGCGTCAGCCGGAGTTATACCGCCCGCTCTCCCGATTCCCTCCGCCAATCAAACACAATTGCTTTGTATTCGGATTAGTGGAACGGGAGTCACGAGTAAAGTCGAGGAATGGACGCACGGGGTCAAGTTGGATAACCAAATTAGTGATGGTTCGATTGCGACGGCTGTTGACTTTCACGATCAGATATTCAGTTTATTGGGCAATGCAAGTGCGGTTGACCCCGCAACAGGTCTTGCTACAACCTCTAATTTTGGTGCAGTGACGGACTTTAGAATAGCCGAATGGATGATTTATGATAAAGCGTTATCAGATACTGAAATGGTCGAGGTAAACGCTTATTTCCTTGAAAAATACGGAGTGATTTAGATGGCGTTTGCTTTTACAAAACAACAACTCCAACAACTTGAACCTACGCTGTTCCCTACTATATTCACGGAATACTTCAGTCGTATTTTCATGTCAGCCGAGGCCCCTCATCAGTTGCCGGTCAACTGGGCGGAATTGAATGATGATGTTTTTAGAGATATAGTCAGCACTGACCTCACACATCTAGGGCATTGTTTGGGCAGTTTAGCCGCTTACATGGTCGATGAAGAATCAGGTCTTGGAGTCCCCCCCGCAGAAGCGGCGGGAATGATTTCAGAACAAATTGGCAACAGCGCATTCGCAATAGAGGAGTTGGAGGTTCGGTATTCATCCGACTCCACCTCGCCTGACAAAACATACCTTTCACATGCCGTTCCTTCAGTTGGAGGGAACCCCCAAGATAAATCAAATTGGAACATTGCTAATGCTGAATCTCTCTTTATGCTGGACCCTGATGCTATAATGGCGGCGTTAATGACAGGCACTTACAATTTTGAGGGGGGCGAAGGACCACCTGAACCACCTGAACCACCTGAAGAACCCGAAGAACCACCTACATCCACACCTGTAACACCCCCTATTGGCCCTGACCCCGAAGAACCGTTTGACCCCCCTGAACCCCCACCCGAAGAACCTTCACCGCCACCCTATGCTCCGAGTGCGCCCGCAAGCCTTGGTATGAAAGTAACCGACGACACGGGAGTCCTGATCGAACCCGATTCGGAATTGACCTATGGGGCGATGGGGGGAGTAACATCATATTCAATTGTTGAAGGTGAGTTTTATCTCAAATCATTGCCCCAGCCTGATGCTCAATATGTGAAAAAGACGGTTCAAGGAATATCGGACACTTTCACTTATGAATCAGATGACCTCTCTCTTAACAGCATCATAAACGAAAGCGATATGGTGAAAGTAACTGAAATGGTGTATCAAGGTGAAGTAAATCGTGTTATGAATAAGTCTTCATCTGTTGTTGGCACTATGGGTCTAGCCCCCGCCTCTCCATATAACAGGGTAATTAGTGAATACTCATCAGGAGCGTTTCAACAAGTTGGAGCGGGGGGTTACAATTTATCCTCATCCACCTGTGATGACATCATTGCTATTGCAGTTGATGACATCAAGCCTTTCATGTTAAAGTCATTAGACATAAACCATAACGCTCAATTTAGAGAGCATAAAACAGGGAATTACATTGGCCCAAATGAAACAGTGAAATATATCCCTACAAACGAGGCTTATATCAAACACCTGACTCCTGACAAAAACACAAGAGTTGCTTTGATCACAACCCCCGCATATTTAGTCGCAAATGGTGTCCCTCCAATCATCGAGGTTCATTATGACGCTATTGACTTGACGGGCGAAGTTGTTGCAGGGACGGGTATAGCAAACCCGCACACTGTTGTAAATGATTACGCCAAGCCTTGGATTACAGGAGACGGTCAGCATAAAGGGCATTTAGTTGTCAGAAAAACATTCCCAGCGGGAAGTCAAGCCTATGAAATGTCAACAGGGGCAATCAGGCCACTTGCTGACCTTCTAAAGAGGCCTTGGGATATTTCAGGGGCAACACCAGCCGCATCTGAAATTGGTTTTCAGATTATTGCACCCGGCGGTATTGTATCGATACCCGCTAAAAATCTAAACAAGCCACTAAAATCAAATGTGTTGACTTCGGCTCCTAGTGGTGAAATAACTCCTTCACCCTTTATCAACCTTGATGACTGTCTTGTCAATAATCGATATTCATACCGAGGATTTGGCCGTCCAAAGGCAATACCCAGCACGGTGGTCCCCGACCCTGACACTTCGGCGGATTACCACCTTCTAAGGGTGTCATCGAGTGCGGGGTCATCAGATTACATCAAAAAGAAAGAGAGCAGTGTGTTCTCGTCGGCATCAAATAGAGCGTTTGATGTCATTGATAACGACATTACCAGTGAAGAGTTGCTAGTCTTGGTTCATCCGACTTCAAGAGGGATTGGAGGCGGTTTAGACGGTTTGATAACTGAACCTTCAAACCCTAGCGAGTCTCACCTCGTTCATTTGGAATATACCCTCATGAAAGGACGAATCGAAGAAATTGAACCGGGGACTAGCACTTCTGCGAGTGCGGGTATAACAGTTAGAGGCCGCTCTTTACTCATGGATTTGTCCGATCAGAAAACAGAAAGGGACTTCAAATTGTCGGAGGGGACCCCCCTCAAAGAGATTGGTGATTTAGGCACGCCAACCGTTTCATTGTCATTAGGAGGTCCGGGTCAGGGGGCTATTGATGTAAAACCTTCACGAATACAACACCCTATTTTCCCCGGATGGAAGGACAGGATAGTTGGGGCGGGGAATGCATCTGTAAGAAACGATAAACAGTCCTCAACATATTATGCATCGACAAGAGCATTGGTTGAATTGCCTCTATTCCCTTCGATGTTTTACGATACAAAGAAGATTCTTTATCCCGATGCTGACAATCAACCATTGCCAACAGAAAAAGGATTTGGCATGACCATTGATTGCACGATGACGGCAATGAACCGGCCTGAAATGAAGAATCAAGAGGGCCGTTTTTCTATTGACTGGGGTATTGACGCATATGCGTCCTCTTTTGAAGTTACAGACTCAATTTACAAGCATTCCTTACCCACTGGCGACGGTGGTCAGCCCGGTTTGACCGTATCGACTTATGGGGCATTGGCTGAAGTGGCCCGCCACCGTCCTTTGATCAGATGCCAACGCCCAAGCGTTACAGCGGTTGTTGAAAGCGTTGATGGACCTTCTAGCACGATTACCGTGGATAATGCGGATGGCTGGGACTCTTTATCAGAATTAGGATTACAACTAAACGACTTGCCATTGACAGGCATACATTGCATAACAATTGGAGAGGGGCTACTTGGAGGTAAAATGGGTTATGTTGCCAAGGTTACAAGAGTGGGGAATACCTTTACTATTGACGCACTTTGGTCGATGTCAAAAACAGACCGTATAACGGAGGCATCGTCAATTGCGGCGGCGAGTTTGAATGACATTACTCCGGGGATGACTGTTGTCTTAGGCGGTTATGTTTGTATGACCTCCTTGGCAACAGACTCGTGGAATCTAGCGGTTTCGGCTCACAATTCTCATACAAAGGAGGACATCGCTTATTCAATTGCACATAAAATTGGGTTTTTGTTTGGACGGGGAGTTTCAGCAACAGGGGGCCAAGACATTACTCGTGACGAGACAAATGTGAACAAGTATTGGCTAAGAGGGGTTCCTTCTATGGAGGCTTTTGATTATGATTGCGATGAGGCGTTGTATTCCTTTTCTGATCGCCCGCTGGTTTTGGGTGTCGATTGTAAACCATCGGCTTTGTCTCTTCAAGGCAAATCTAGCGATGGACTTTCAACAAAATACATTAGGCCTATGGATTTAGATTTCAATGGAATAGCAACTACAAAGAAGGACTTCAATTCATGCTTTGATGAAGTAATCAGAAAAATCAACTTGGCGGCTCACCCCGCCGCTAAAAACGACATCGGGTTCAGTGCTTTTGACGCACCAAATCATTTCGACCTCGACCACCTTGGAGAGGGTAACACCGGCTCTCATATGGGCTATGTGAGGGCTTTTGAAGGTAAAGAAGTTGAAAGTCGAAACGGCGAAAAGGGCAAAACAATTGTAATTCACAGCACCATACCGGGGGCTACGGCTCGTAACTTCGCAATATGGTTGGATAACAGAAGCCCATACCCCTATCAGCCGGTTGCGTGTATTGGTTCAGGGGGTCTATTGGCGACAAATAGCCTTCATTATCAAGCAAACTCATTCCCTGCACCTTTACCAATCGGTTCTGATGGTGAAACCTTTGTTCCTATCACTACATTTACCGGCGGGTCTCATGGGCGTTTACTTTCACCATATAACGAGCAGATTCGGTCTTATACAGGGGTCGGCCAAACAATTGTAACAACAACGATTCAACCGACTCTTAGTGATGATGACGAGGACACGACAATAACAGGCGATTACATCAAAATGGTGGTCCCAAGAAGGCCTACAACCGGACAGACGATGTTTGGGAGTCTTCACGCATTGGCAGGTTTCAATGCCGCCAACTCCCCCCCGATAGACTATATCGCTGTTGATAATCGTGCATATGAAGGCCTTCTGACGCTTGGCTCGGAGATCAGTGCGGCAAATAGAGGGATTGGCAGGGTAAATGGCAGGATGTTTTGGTTTGAAGGAATTAGTCAGTTGAGCAACAAAGGATTGAGAATTACAAATGGCGTTCTCCTGCGAAATATCACCCCATGGGTTGAAATTGAGAAGTTTTACGACAGTCTATTCATTAAAGACAGTTTAGGGGTTGAAACAGACGCTCTAGGATTGAGCGTGGAGATACTTTGGCCATTGGTCAACTCAAAAGGAATCCTATTCTTTGGAGGCGGGCATACGGGGGTGATGGTCGATGTCAGCGATGGTTCTTCAAACGATTATAGCGACTCATACAGGCATCACTACTCAAAAGGTCCCACCGGCTTCGCAGGAATGCAAAACTTACATGAAACGAATAAGGCTTCAGCGGTCCTCGACTTTACGCTGATTAAAGACCACGATACGATCAATGAAAACTCATACATAGGGTTGCATCATAAATCACGAATAAGACCATCCACTGGTCAACCTATTGACGATTGCTTGTTATACCTTTCAATGGTCGAAGAGAACCCGTTGCCCTATGCGGCGAGTTACACGACTGAATACACTGCGGCATATCCTCAAAACGATGAAACTGTGTTAAAAGAGGAGATTTATGGTCGTTATCAAAAGTTAAGCGTTCCCGCAGGAAAAGCAACGCTGACAGCAACTTCGCCCACAGGCCACACTAAGTTTAGGCCTATTCAATTCATAGGACATACAGGTGCGGGGCCATGGCCAACCACCGGATACCCATACTTGGTGTGTCATGACTGGGACAATACGGGTGTCGGAGAGGCCTTTGCATCCCTGCCTCACCTTGGGCCTAGAAGTGGAATTGGAGGCGAGATTTCATCCGAGGTGAATAGGCCGCTATCAGCGTCGAAGCCATTTACAGTTTCATTCTTTTTTATGTCAATAAATGGTGGACCGGATGCGATGTCAGGGCCAATAATTCACGGAATTGATGCGAGTGGTTTACCTTGGGGGGTTTCGATGGGGGGTGCAAATACCTCGGCTTTGAATCAAGAATACAACTTTGCGTTGCACTATGCCGATTTAACCAGCGGCCAACCTAGATTCGCATATGTTGATGTTGCCGCATATATGGCCGCTCACGGAGGTTCGCCGTTATACATTACAAATAATGAATGGCATCACTGTGTTTTCGTTCATGACGGCAACCAATCAGGCTTGTCAATGGCTACTTGTAAATTGATCATCGACGGAGTTGATTTATCGGCGTTCTTGGTGACAGACCAAGATGCTCTCTATGATGGCACTGCACCAAATAGTCGCACAACAACATCAGGTGGCTCAAAATACCCTCGGCATGAACATCAAGGCTCACCAACATCCGAGGGAGTTGCTGACCATCCTTATGTCCCATTGGAAAACGGACAACCATCGACAGTTGACCCTACGAAAGGTGTCAGGGGGAATTGCATGGCTACTGTTGGCGTTGCCTTACACGGTGCGCCCCATAATGGGTCTCACTATTTCGATCAGGCTCCGAGCGTTATTGGCTCCTCGACTTATGGGACTCCTCAAGTTGTTCCGGCCACCGATGGTCATAACGATGTGGGTCCGATATTCCTGAAGAATGGTTCGCTGGCCCATATTGGCGTGTGGGACCGTGCTTTTACGGTTTTAGAAGCGCAAGGATTGTATGCATCTAGGTTAGTGTGGTAAATATGGCGGGATTGGCGGATAGGGGGTTCATGGACCGTAAACAGGTCTATCCCGCATCGATTCAACCGCTCGGCGGTCCATCGGGATACCCCGCTTCAGGGTGGTTCTCTATGCACATCACCTATCCCGATACTGAATATACCGACGAACATTCCGCTTCGGGAACAGGGGGGTGGCAATACGGAATAAACACCCAATCATGGCGGCAGGGGCTTCAGGTTCTGATCAAAACCTGTATGGCAAATGCTGGCCCTGCTTCAATACCCGCCCAGCCAACAAGTGACACTACAAATGTAATCATTGTTGACCTAGCCGCATATAGTTTGGCAAACGGCGGAGGTTATAACCTCGGTTCTGAAGAAGCGGCTAGAGTAATTGCGGCTAAAATTAACAGCCAGCGGGTCAGGCAAGTTGGCGAAAGAGGAATGTCTAGGTATTTGAGGGCTAGATATGTCAATATGGCTGGACAAAGTGAATACATTGGACAATCATTTTCAGCACCTACAACTTCAAGGCTAAGAATCCACTTTAGAGATTTATTTCAAAATGCGGGGCCATCTGATTTACCTCCAAAGGGTGAGTTTACCGTCCAAGCAGGCGGTGCATTACCGGGTGATTCAATCGATTCAACTCATTCGCCATCACACAGCCCTGTGGCGGGGAGAACCTACACCTATGACTCATGGCAACCAATCCGAGGTTGGGGTAAAGATGAGTCCAATTTTACCAGCGCATACGCCGCAACTCTCCACGATTTAGGTCCCGCTATTGATTTGATCGGGGTCAAAGACAAACTCTTGGGAACCACGATGGATACCACCACTTTGATTGAAAGCACTGGTGCAACTGGAACGGGGACGAGAGTAATATCGGAGTTGACCCTGAAAGCCGCACCAGCACAGCATACAGTTGTAATCTCGTGGGAATCGACAAATCCCTCCGCTAGTGGCGGTTATTGGGCCGGTGCGAATGGTGGGCCTGTGGTTCAAGGTCTTGGTCAAACATTACCCGTTTGGCATTTGACCGCTAAATCATTGGATGGGGGCAATATGGGGTTGCCCGCTTTGAATTATGAATCAAAGGGTGGGACTCCTGTGATGCATACACAGAATCATGGTTTTTGTCGGTTCAGCATAGAAGGACTAAACTCAACGCTACTGCCGTCTATACCCCCTCCTGACTTTACAATTACAGAACCAGCAATCAGTGGCATGACAGCGGCAAATCCCGATACATTCCCTGATATTAACGGAGAAACACATTTGATGATTGCGAAAATGGAACACGGGACAAAGCAACCGACTTCAACTGATGTAAATCAAAAGAACATAGTGCTTTATGAAGGTAAAACGATTAACGAAGGCGCAACTAATTCAAATCAATTAGAAAATGGTGATGGCTTTGATAGACTTTCAGGTATAACCGACAACTCCGCTCTTGATGCCGCTCGTTTAACCCTCATCAATGACCAAGCATCTTCAGGTTATGCTGGCGAAACAGGGGCTAAATATAGCCAACCATTTTTCGTAAAACGCCCGATCAACACAGAAAGAGTTGAAGGACTCACCATCACAAATGAAGAAATGGTCTTTGAAGACATTGAAGTCGTTGATGATTCAGGTGCGGTTCTTGTTTTGCCCGGAGGTTCGCCCTTTGGAACAGTAATCAGGGATTTTGTTGTTGAAAACCAGTCTTTTGATAGTGAAACTGGTCAGGAACGGATTGGCCCGTCATCAAGCAATGGAAAGTCAACTCCAAACTTGAGGCTTACATTGCCTTCGGCGGAGGAGATACCGGGCGGTATATTTGTCCGGTCATCTCATGACCGCATTCAAGCACATTCAAACAAAACATGGGGGATGGGTGGAATTGCCCCTCCTGAAGAACACGACCCCGGCCATTTGGAATCAACTTTCATGTCAAGAGTTGCTACTTTGTATGGCAGGGACGAGGGAGAGTTAGGGGTTCGTAATACTGCGACGGAGGGAGCAATAGAACAGGGGCATGTATCTCAATTCGATACACATGACCGCATGTTGATTTTTCACTGTGAGCGTTTACTACACCCCGATATGGTTTCAACACAGGGAATTGCTACGGATATAACGCCCGGTGCGGTCCCCAGTGGAACCACTAGGATATACTCCGCACATCGGATTACAGACCACGCTGAAAGAGGTTCCGTGTTGCCAATGACAGCGAATGGTGCGGTCCAGCCGCTTACGGTCCCACATGCTAGGTTGAGGTTTGGGAGGCAGGGGCATTCATTTGTAACCCCCTTGACTCATAGAGGCACTCCTTTTGCTATGAGACGACAATTGCATAGAAGTCATGGTTCAGCATACACGCTGATGTTTGAGGCTGAAACCGAGAACAAACATCACGCATTTCAACAGGCTAAACCACCAGCATCAGGTGCGGCAGGCTCAAAGTTTGCTTTGGACAGTATTGAATTGAAAGGAGTTGCTGGATATGCGGGAGCGACTGGTTCATTCTCCGCTGATGGATTGCCATTAGAAGAAGCGACTATTGGTTATGGCCGTGAAACCCGTGAGACTGTTTTGTTAGCGGCATATGCACACCAATTCAATAACCAAGATGGTAAACAGATTGATTGGTTGATCGCACCGGGTCAGGAACATACTAATGTTGAAGGATTTGTTGAGCAGGTCGCATTTGGTGAGCCAGTCACCGATTTATCTGTTTCAGGCATTTCCTCGGCAACGGATATTCAATTCAAATACACCGATGGGAATCTCCATATTCCTAATTTCAGGAACCGTTATACCGCCGCATCAGAAATGATGGTCAATGGTTTCATGATCGGTGACTATCAATTGTCGGGGGGCAGGCCTGAACCGGCTATGACTCGACTGCTAAAACACATGCATGACCCTGCGACTTCAAATATACTGCCAGCCGTTTATGAAGAGGTTCAATACCTTGTAAGAGGTAGCGAATGGGGCTGGATTAACCCCCGTGTTGCCACCGAATTAGCAACAGTCCCACCTTTGTTTGTTCACGACCCCGATTACACTAACATGATGACTATCGATTTTGCTTCTGAATGGGACAGGGGGATTTTGAAAGAAACGGACACGAATACTGGTGCGAAACCTGATGCGTTCCTATGCCACTGGCTCGCTGAATACGGACATCCGGCAATAACGGGTTCTGTCCGTGAACACTTTATGATGTTCAGATACCGTGAAGCCGGTATGCCAAGAGCAATGCAATTCCCTGCAACAAGAGGTTTGCTTTTGAGAAACCATTCAAGGTTGGATTTAACAGAACAAATCAATAGAACATCATACACCGCACAGTCAATCTTTGACTTACTAGCAGGTGCGCCAAATCCTAATTACAGGTATGGTCAGATGAGGCCAGCACAGAAGTTTGAGCGCATATATGCGTTGCAGTGGCTTCAGTCATACGGGTTTAACGGCTTGAATGCGGGCGGGCATGGCGTGGGGACTTTGGAGTCCGGTTCAGCGGTCATGATGGGTAATACAACCGTAAGAGAAGCAAGAGGAACCATGATGTTGCCCAAAGTTTACAACGGGGAGAGATATACTCGTGGTGAAGGAATTGGAGACAGCATAAACCCCTACAAAACTACACTTGGAAAATATAGTGTGAAACAAGGTTCAGGCTTCAATATCAAACATCAACTGTATCTAGGACTACAACCAATGGTTGGTTTTGATCATGGAAGGCGTTTACCTGTTCGTGCTTGGGGAGTAAGAACAGCATCGAATGCAGTTGACATGTTAGCGGGAGACCCTATGGAGACTGAAACTTCACAGGGTTCTATCTTTGGTAAAGGTCGTTTTGATGGGGGCCAACATGACTCGGTGGCATTAGCCGCAACATACCCCGGATATATGTGGAGTAACACGGATGTTGGGGGTGTTGAAAGGTCTTCTCCTATTGGCATTATTTTATCAGGACACACCATTCAAGGAAGCCCTATGACCTACAATAGCAGGCTTAGTAACGAACCAATTACCTCATTTAGTGATGAACCTTTAGGGATTGGTCGTTCTTTTGGTTTGGAATCCGCTGGTGTTTTCAAGCCGGTTCACATGCCCGCCGGTATGTGGGTCGATGAATATAATGCGGCTCATACCGCCTTGAATCAAGTGCCGGTTCTTAGTAAAGGAGGCGACCCCTTAATCCCGTCTTTCGATGAAACTGGGACTGGTTCAGATTCGATTGCTACTGTTCAAACGACAAACTTTGGGTCGGCTTGGCATCTCATAGGCAATGCGCTACATACCAACTCCAATGATGCCTTAGCAACTGGTTCATTCCCATCTAGTGGCTGGGGTTATGACTCGTCTTTGACAGCAGGACAGGACATATTGCCCACACCGCTCGCTGAAATAGCCGACCATAGGCAGGTATCATCAAGGTCCGAGCCTAGGATGGGTCTGATCATTACAACCACTAAAGAAGAAACAATTGAAAAGAATAGCAATTATCTGATTACCTCAACAAAGGCGGCTTCTTTGCATTCTGATTTAATGGTTGGACAGCAATACCCAATCACCCCCTCATACATGAATAAGTTGAGAACGGCGGTCAAATGTAATACATTAGGGACGGTTGGAGTCCCATTCACGGTCTCCAATACCCCTCACACAACAGACATTCTTTACGGCGACAAACCAATTTTTTCAGTCGATAATAATGATTCAAAGGGTGAGCCTGATGCCATATCAGACACTATCAAGGCATCGCCATTTGCTGGTGCTAACGATATATGGAACATCCGAGGAGGGGCTGATTTACCGCCTTGGGGTGGTGTATTCATTCTAAGAAAAACCTATTTGAATCGTCAAAGTGAAGGTAGTCTTTCAACAGTGAGCAATACTCTTGCGGTTTCAGGGACCAAAGGGTCAACATCACACCCCACAAGGACATTTGTTGATTACATAGTGAGGCCATTTAGACCATCGAAAATGTATCCCTTCGCCCCAAATGGAGCCGCACTTGGACAGGACGGCTACATGTTGGGTCCATTGCCGCTAGATACGGGCGACCTCTCCCAGCCATCCGACAACTTCTATCATAGAGACAAGAGATACGGTATTTTTGAATTGAATATGAACAAGCCTCAAGGTATGACGGAACCGATCATGTCAGCGGCTGATAAGTTTGTCATTGAATGGCCGGACCCAAATAATCATGATGTAGTGTATCACCTCATTCCTTCAACAGCAATGCTTGAGTTTTTCAAATCAGATGCAAACAGAATTGACCCCGATGGTCAGGTATATTCTCAAATTGAACCACGCTATTCCCAATCGACACACCCCGGAGGTTTTGAAGTAATCAGTCAAAGTGAAACAAGATACTCCGACTCATCATCAAACATTGGCGGAGACCATGCGGCTCAACAAAGGCCAAACGAGGCTGTCAGAAAGCAGTATATCGACGGAAACAGGAATTACAATCGTGTTGAAATAAAACGATACTACTCGATTGGTTCTGATTACTACATGGTTGTTAGAGATGCCTCAATGTTGCCTGATTCAGGAGACCTAGTGTATCCGGGGTATTCAGGTTCAATACATTATACCTCAAAGAACAAAAATATATTGAGCATAAGCGTTGTTGCTAATACATCGCCATTACTAACGAATGGGGACCTGCCTGCTGGACATACTTGGGATGGGACCACCCTGTTTTATGCAAGAAAGACATTTGGGACTTCAGCAAGCACTAATACAAAGAGATACCCCGTATCCGATGGTTCGCTTGGACAAGCCACCATAAGCCTCACCAAGACCTATCCTCTTCTCCCTTCATTGATCGACAACGCTATTGTTTTGTCGGAGTATCAAGCCACCTCATTGTATAAGCACGATGGAACATCCGCTACAAGAACCGGATTGTCGTATAAAGGCCTGACGACATATAACCCCGACGATTTCATTATGATGACTCAAAGAACCTTCAATATCGAGGATGGTCCTAATCAAGGTCGAATTAGTGCCACCGATAGAAGCAACAAACTAATGATAGACTCAAGAGAAGTAACCTCCAACTTTTTCCCGCCTTACATATTCGATAGCGAAGGGCAAAGGTGGAAGGTTGACAAGGTAAAAGACGACCTTGGTGGCAAATATGTGACTTTCAAGAATATGGATGGGTTGACCCTGACCGACTCCGGTCTTGAAGTGGGCAATGTCTTTGCAGGCCAGTATGCTACTATCGGAATAAGAACAACAGACGCTGTAATGACTTTACTCAATGATGCCTCTTCATCCTCCGCTGGTTTCAACTTGAAAGACACGACTATGATTCAAACATCGGTGTCTCCATCCGCTATTGGAGGACACCCCTGCTTAACGGATATAATGCAACATAGCAACAATTTCATTTCAAGAAATACTCGTGGTTTGAATATATTGGAGGTGATTCGTAACTCCTCACAGATAGATGGCAATCAACTGATCAATACAGCATCAGGCGTATTACTGTATTCAAGTCAGGTATTCAAAGAAACAGGAAAGCGAATAGGTGCGGATAGTGGTGCTAGAGATATTGTAGTCAGCAGAATGTTCGACTCACCGAATGTAGTAGCCGTCAAGGGGGACAAAATAGCCGAGAACGAAAGCGTATTGGTTGAAGTCAAAGACATTGAGCGGATGAAATTACAAGCGGGTGCTGGTTCTGATGAGAATGTAGTCCGGTCTTATACTCAAGAAGTCCCCGGCTTGAAAACACGAAAGACCGCTATCAGGCTCGCAAAGTCATTACTATCACGAATTGAAAATGGTGCGCCAATGATAAGGGTTATCGGCATGGTCAATGCAACTTCAGTCCACCCCGGCGATGTAATCAGCGTGGACTTATCCACGCACGGCCTGAAAGGTCTTTTTGCAGTGTTTGAAACAACACATAACTATGAAAGCGGAACAAGTGATTTTGTTATCGCTCAATACGAAAAAGGTATATCCGGCATTCTTTCAGACTTACAGGCCAGCATTGGCAACTCGGCGGGGAATGAGGAATTAGTGAGTCAAGACTCGATCACGGTATCCCTTTCATCTAGTGTCAAGTTGATTACTGTCCACAGGATAGTCACTAGAAGTAACAACAATACAAGAATGACCATTGGACATCGTGCGTCGATAATCAACTCAAAGGGTCAAATTGGAGTCCGAAAGGCGATAGACCCTGCCAACACATATAGGGCGTTACCGATAGGAATGTCCAAGAGCAGGCCATATGTGGTCAAGTAACGAGGAGATACGAAATGCCAACGCTAGACGGAATAAAAGCGGCTTTAACCGACCATTTACAGGGCCTGATAAAGAACATCACATTAGGGTCCACTGGCGGAGAGGCATCATCAAGAGATGGAGGGGCGGGCAACCCTCAAATCACGCAATCGCCTTCAATACAAAGAATCGATGATAGAACCGTTTCATTTACAGCAGTTTTTGATACGACTTTGACATCAGCAAACACAATCAAAGAGATTGTTATGCATGGAGAGACTTCACTGGATAATGCCGCATATAGGGCCTCTTTCTTGCCAATTACAAAGGACACTACAAATGAAATCCGTGTCGATGTCTTAGTGGAGGTGCGCTGATGCCAAACACTGACCTTTCAGAAGGACACAACAAGACTGCTACATCAGCGGGTTCATATCAGTTTGAAGGATTACGAGATACTGATGTTTTGACTACTACAACCTTAACCAACATCACCGAAAACCTGCTTGGTAATGGTGTGGTCCCAGTCGGTCTAAACGATTACAACAATTCTGATCGTAACAACCCTTTGTCGGATAACTGTCATATCAGCCCAGTTGGTTCAGTTGGAACCACTAAAGAGTTTTCAGTTGCTACTGGGACTGTGTGTGTTGACGGGATGTATTACACCGTGGGTGGCGGTGCTACGATAGACATCACCGCCGCAACCAATTATCATATTGATTATCACCCCGGAGGAACCGCTGGTGGTATAGGTGGCAATGTGGCTCCTTTAGCCAATGGCGTAGCCGCTGGCGATGAAGCAATTTTGCTTGTATATGTGGACCCCCGTGGACCTCAAAACATTGGTTTGGTTTATGGGTCATATGTCGATACCACTTCAAATCAATACCCTTCAACGCCCTTTGCACACTTAGTCAGACAGACCACTGTTTTGGCTTGGTTAAGAATAGGAAAAGGTGCATCGCATCCTGTCATTCATCAAGTTGAAGATAAAAGAACATTCATCAGGCCGGGTCCTGTGGCATTATCTTCATTGATCGATAAAGACTCCGCTAGTGACCATGAGAACCCCCGTAACGATATGATTGCTGGCTTGAATGCGGCAAATCTCCCCATAACCGACATGGGGCTTCTATATGCGAGAGACCCAACCGCTTCAAATCCAGCCCCTGAAGGAACAGGCGAAACTCATTTGTTCTATCAGACAGATGCTACTCCTTTGAAGTCGTATCAATTAACACCTGTTCACCGTCAATCAAGAGCCATATTTGCGTGGTCAGGACCTCTCGTTTTGAATTATGGCGTGCTTCCCCCACTTGGACTAGCACATACCCCTTTAGCGGCAATAGAGGCTAATCCAACGGTTCCGAGTCAGCCAAATCCTTTGAGATTATTGACCTGCACATTCATTTCAATTGCACAGCCTGATCAAGTAGCCCCTATTGTAATGCCTGCTGACCACCCGCTTATCAACACGGTTACGCCCACAGCATTGAACATCATTGCTGACCCCGGAATGCCGGTATTTGGTGGTCTCGCATATGACCATGTAATCATTGAATATACACATGCTGGGGCGTGAGTAAATCCAACCTAGAAAATACACCGACAAGATTTCACAGGATTGCCCGAAATGCAAGAATGTGGTCTTAGCGATTCGTATAAATGGGTTTTATGCGGGGAGCCGTGAAAGGATACATCTATGGGAGTGTCCATTGTGCGCTAATATATGGCGGAGAGTGAGGCCTCGGTTGAAAGCCGTGCAGTTGAAGCCGGACTCGCTGTCTTGAAAGACCTTGACAAAGGGCGATTCAAAGGATACAGTAAAAACAACATTTCAGACAGGCCCGTGCGTCAGGCTAAGAACAAAGCATGGACGGTAAGCCGCAAAAACAAGCGTGGTAAAACCGCTAGGCGATACAAACGAAACAAGAGTCGTGGCAATGTCAGGCCCGCTATGAGAAGGCAACTAGGTGCTGGCGGCAGTCGTGCATCAACAAGTCGGTGAGATTGATGGATAGGCGATCTAATAAGGAGGCAATGAGAGGGTGGATGCTCTTGGAGGCCGCTTTAATGAAATCTCATGATCATCGCCTGAATGTTGCCGATTTATTCTCCGCTGTTGGCGGGTCCGTTGGACCTGATGGCACGCCAAATGTCCACGCTGGATGGTCCACTGCGGCCCGTGATAGAGGTCATAATGTAATTGGATATGACTGGGACCAGCATAAAGGAAAACCAATTGGAATCCTTCCCGATAAGCGAGTCAACATTCTCAACCTCACGGCTGATCAAATGATTGATGACTTTGGTGGGCCTATCGATTTATTATTTGCTAGTGGACCGTGCGAAGGATGGTCAATGCAACAAATCGGTAATACATGGAAAACCCCCGACCAATGGAAACTCGGAGGGAGGAACCTAAAGCGTGAATTGAATATGCTAAGAGGGACCGACGAGGAATACCCTGAAGACTTAGCGGCAGGCTGGGAACCAAAGAATGAGGCCGCTATAAACAGTCAAAGGACAATGCAAAGAACCTTTGATTTGATGGAGGACCTTCGTGAATACAACCCTGATATGAAAGCATTCATCGAGAACCCGGTGTCTGTGTTGAGATACCACCCCACCTCCTTTGGCGATTGGGATATGGCAAACATTCAACACGCTTCGTATCAAGACCCCGCTTCATCTGAATTATTCGGTATCACTGACTTCTCTCCACTGTTGCCTCAAAGAATGCATGTGGGCGGAGGGGGCATCCCCGAATTGAAGCCCACTGATTTATTTGGTCATTTTCCTAAAGACTGGACACCACGCCCTAGATTGAAAGGTGCAAAAGACCCGTTGAATGACATCCTATACGGCAGTAATGTCCTTTACAATGACATGCCGGGTGCTGGTGAACAAAGAAACTTGCAGGCCCATGAGTTGAAGCAACTCCTCTCACAGGGAGGTAGCAAGGACTTCAAAGAGCGGTTGAGTCATGCCCCTGAATTAAGCGGAGAGCCTGATTATCCTCAATTGACTGACGGAAAGTATTGGAGGTCCAAACCAAGAGGTAAATCCGAGGGTCAATGGGAGGAACCTAAATCGATCAGAACAGGGCGATACGGGAATCAATACTACGCCGCCGCACCTCCGGGCGCAAGAGCGGGTATCAATGAATTAGGCCCTATCTCGTTTACGAATAGAGCGGGCAGGAATGTCACCGCACCTGCATACTTCACACGCTCACTGATTCCCTACGGCGAGGGCTTAGACGCAATCCTAGCAACTGAAAAAGAGCATGGCCTGTCTCAATCACCAATGGGTCAAGCCGTGGTTAGTCCACGGGAGATAATCGAAAACTTCATGCGCCGCTGACCCCTCCATGTATCGAGACAGATGGTGGGTTTACTTTTCTTTACAGGGGTCCTAATGGTTCTAGTGCTATTCGGTATAATGATTGAAGCATTCAAAATGGATTTTACAGACATCCCGATACAGATAGAAGACGAGGACGGCGAGGAGTTTACTCGGATGTTTTCGGATGGTCTTCGGGAGTCGTGTCGGAACGAATCGAAAAGTCGTCAGCAGTAAGTCTGACTCTTTTGTCCGTTCTTTCGTCCCTGATCAACAACGAACCATCATCTATGTCCATTTGCCACATTAAGCGTGCAATTGTATGGGCTTCAGCAATGAGGTTTTTCAAGACTCCTGCCTTGTTCTTAGAACGCCACATTGATAGCAATTGTAAGGTTGAAGTCACGATACTAGGTAATGGGATTATAGAATCACGGATTTTGTTCATACTGGCTAAAGCCGTCAAGGATATTCTTCGGGGGTATGAGTCGTAGTGTTTCGCTGTCATGTCCTGAACCAATTCTAACAGGTCGTGAAATAGAAGGTCCCCTTTTCGGTTAATAAAGGCGAGAGGATACACAGACTCAATCAACGGTATGTCGAAGTTTTTTGAGCCATACCCTACAATTACTGATTCGGGGTGCAAACCTTGAACCCATTCAGTAAAAGTGTCGAGGTTCCTAACTTCAACAGTCCGTGCATTTATTTTGACTGTGTATATCTCGTCAGTGAAAACTAGATGCTCGCCATGCCCGCCTTTGATTACGATGGCATTCAAAGTAAACTCGCTAGGCTTTTCCCAGCCATGTGGTAAATCGCAGGCATCCGTTTCAGAAAATGCCTTGATCGTATATACCCTGTTTTCTTCTAACCAATTTCCTAGACTTTTCTTAAACATCATTACCAACTCAAGTGTATGAATGCTTTTCGGCCATCCATCAACCGTTCAGCCTGACTGTTGGCAATCAACTTGTCAAGCCTTCTTTCAGCGGTTCTAGTGCTGACAGCCGCTTCGGAGGCATACCTCTTCTCAAGGTCCTTCTTAGCCACGACTTCTTTGTTTGACTTCTTATGAGCAAACTTGCCACATAAGTTGTATGCCTTTTTCCAGCCGTGCATCTCATTCTCTCTTCGCTTCTTTGCCTTGACATCTTGCTTCTGTTCAAGCCAAATAATGAGATTATGGAGGTTGTCATAAATGATTTCAGTGGCCATCATTACATGGTCGGCTGTGATGACGGATGTCTTCATGGTGGCGGCAATGATGTTGGCGAAAATGATAGTGTAGTTTTCGACATTGGGAATAAATGACATTGCTGTCTCCCTGATGATGTCATTGTTGATTCCTTTGATCAGTGCATAATAGTCGTCAACAGCATTCAACAGTGCGGCATGATATGACGGGCCTATGTTGAATATGTCGTATGTGTGACGAATGGCAATCTCCTCTTTCACACCCTCCTCCAACTCGTCCCATTCCTCATCAGTTAGACCTGCGGCCTTCAGTAACCGTGCCTTAACCAAGCCTTGAATGTCCAAAATAAACTCGGCTAGGTTTTCATAAGACCAAACCTTGTCGGGGACGGGGACATATACGCCCCCCATCCGATGTTCACTGGTGGTTTGACGCTGTTCGACACCTACATCATTTTGATATAGAAACACACGCTGAAAGAATCCCTTCTCTAAGACATGCGACATGATGTCCTTTGGCGGATAGGTGGTCATCCATAAGGAGACACCTGATGGAGTCCTCACAGACCCCCCCACAAGGTGCTTAACCAATACATTGGTCTCACTGCCTATCGGGGCCATCGCTTGTTGGAGATAGAGGATTTTGTCGCTGAAATATGCCTTTGCATCATTCAGCAATATACTCGCTTCATCGAATAGAAGCGTTTTGTATCCATTTAGGATACCGGGGACCGTGACATATTCCTCACCGTTTGGTTTGCCGTCATCGTCGTATGTTGCTTGTTGTATGACCGTTCCGATCATTTTAGCATCGGAGCCACCACTGAAAGACTCGGTTTCAATACCGCACGCTCTCAACAGTTTTGCCGTAAACTCATATGCAATCGATTTACCAGTCCTTGATTGTTGAATCCAATAGACATGCACCCTACAATCAACATGTGCGCCATGTATTGGTATTCGCATGTATGGTGAAAGTGCTTGGCCTGCTACAAAGAAGTATGAAAGCATCCCCGCATATTCGTTAAAGAAAGAGACTGTGTTGAATCGTGAAATGTAGTTGCGTATGTATTTACTGCCTTCAAAGTCGGATTTGACTAGAGTATAGTCATCCCACTTTCTCCCGCCAGCATCAGTAGTTGGTCTCAATAGCATGTTTTTACACCTGTGGAGTTTATGGGATGATGGTCAAGTATTTCAACACTCACGCCCTTGTCATCTTGACTTTTTCATTTGGGACAGCCTCTTCACTGTTCAGCACAGTGATTATTTTTTGCGCCCGAACCTTTCCTACACCCTCGGCCTGCATCAATTCTTTGGCGGTCAAGCCAGCGATTTCAGTTACAGAACCATGAGCATCGATCAAACGCCGTGCAATTGCTTCACTACAACCTGCCGCTCTCAACACATCCATACGCATGTCCTCGGAGTTGGTTCTCCTCATAACACGATATGTCGATGACGAGCCAATGGTGTCATGCTTCTCAAATCTCTTACAGATGAATCTAGCCGCCGATGAGCGGTCAGGGAATGTGATGATGGATATATCGTAGTCAACAGCCCACCTCGCTAAGGAACCGACATAACTGGCCCATGCTCGTGCATAGGGGATTTTACGACCACCTTTTTTGGCATTGGCTACATATTTGTCAAGAGTCCCCCAAATCAAAAGGATGCCTTGATTGTAATTGTCATCAAGGTTATGCAATTGATGTTCTAAGTGTCCACTATGCAGGCTTTGCATGTAGTCCTCTATTGACTTTGATTCAATGCCGACACTAGCAAAGGCGTAGTCTGTGATCATGTTCTGTCGGGTCTGATACTTCAGTTTCTTGTTCTTGTCGAGATACTTTTTGACAAGTGCTTCAAGACCTGAACGCTCCCTGTTGTCAATGAATAGAATCTTTTCAGCAGGCATCTTCTTCAACCTCCTGAAGTATTTCATTAGGGTCGATTATCGACCAACCATAGTGTTTAGCATATCCGTTATGCCAATCAGCATAGTGATTCACGCACAGCCAATGTGTGCCTGACATGGGATGTGCTGGCTTACTGCATTCAGGATGAGAGCATACCCCCCAGTCAGCAACCCAGCCTTTTTCTGACACGATGACTGTTGACATCATTCCTCCTCCTGCATTGCCTTGATTTTGTCAGCCTGTTCCTTTCTCTTCGCAGGGGTCCAGCCCTGCAAGCATGAAACGCACCGCCTGAATCCTGAACGGACATTGTTGTCACATCCAGTGTTGACGCAAACAACAACTGTAAGACGCAACTCAATCATCCTCTTTATCGAGTTTGGCGAGTCGTTCAGCCTTCATTCGTTCAAGGTCGTCATCAGCGGTTTCAGGCACTTCATTGAAGTCAACAGAATCCCTGCCCTGCCTTTTAGCAATTTCACCTAGGATTTCTTGAAACATCGGAGTCCTATGGGTCTCCAACAAATCGATCACTAGACGAGCAAAGTTTTGGTCGCCTGTAAAGGCAACCGGCTGTTCACCCTGAAGAATAACATATTGAACGCCTCCATCAGGCATTTGCATTGCACGAGCATTCCAAGCAGGCAATTTATCTGACAACTGCTTTCCCCCCATATTTTGTCCAATGGTTAAGGCATGATTTACACATTGCCACATTCCATTTGTTTCTTTCAGTTGCTTCGCCTGTGCATATTTTATGATGCATATATTTACATTCTTTTGTCATCTAATTTCCAACTCCTTTGCCATCATAAAATGGACATTTACCCACGCATAATCCTTCACGATATAATGTGGGGCAGGTCGGTGTTTGGTATTGCCTTTCCGCCCCGTGCTTGAGATACTTGTGAGTTACATCAGGCTTGTAATCAGCCCATTTCAATTGAGCGATGAATGCGTGTGCCTGATTGACACGATCATCGATAGATATTTTTGAGTTAGATGGGGGTCGTGCGAATCGGTTGAAGTAATCCAACAGATACATCATCAGATACACCCTCGGCAGGTGCGGAGGATTTGCACCAGTTTCACATGTGGCTTCAGCGAGACAGGGCAACATAGGGATATTCCCAATACGCTTCATCTCTATTTCGACCTCTTCAGCATTAAACTCCTGCTTCGCAAAGCCTCCTCCTTGAGGGCCGAATGGATTATTTGGGTCTCGCTTGATTACTTCTAAGGGCATACCCTTGTCGCCCATTAAGCACATGCTGATGTTTGATGGTTCTTTGGCTCTTTGGACAATATGGTCCCAACCCTCGGAGATGCCCCCTAAATACAAGGGAATCGACCATATGTTTCGTTTGAAATTGAATGAGTTTGGTATCCGTATATGACGGTCAGGCCTAAACGATACAACTGGGTCAAGTGTTTGTAAGTCCATGTCTTTGACCCATTTTGAGATTAACGCCCTGCCTGATACAAGCAGGTCATTCAACTCCATAGGTTCTAAGACATACTCCTGATCAAGGTTGACCCATATGTGAAAACCACCGCCAGTGAACCATACTGCATGTCTCCATCCATTTTCCAATAGGTGCGCTGATAACCGCCATGCCTCTTCAGAACATCGCTGTCCTGCTTCAGCATCGCTCATACCCTGAAGTCTGTCTTTGTCTAAGTCAACTACGAAGTGGGGGACAATGGCGGTATTATACTCGCCACGGTTGCCTTTCGGCTTCAACTCCCTGAACCCATATACGGTGGTGGTTATGTTGTCTTTGCCATTGGTGGCTAGGACATACTTCTGTAACTGTTCCTCATTCTTTACAACCCTGCGAGTCCTCATACAGACCTCACGAGGGAAATGACGGAACATTGAACCCATTGACGATCACTTCTTTGACTTCTTTCGATTCTTTTGAGGACCACGCTTGACCCCTTTGTCTTTGCGAACCTTTCTTGTCTTCTTAGGTGCTTTCTTAGTTTTGGGTTCGACCTTCTTCTTTTTGTGAGCGTTCTTGTTAGGGGTGAAATCGTTTGAGCGTGTCGTTGGTCTGAAATACTTGTCCAAATCCACGCCAGCACCGTATGGAGGGTCAACCTTTTGAAAGTCAGATATTTTGAATGTTTTTGTCTTGTTTGCTCTTTCATTCAATTCGGACATAATCGTATTTGCTTTCAAAAGCAATTCCTGTTTCATTGCCGACACATCCTGTAAAGGTGAAGCCTTCACTAAGGTTTTGATCAGCACAGCATATTCATGCGGTATTTTCTTCAAGCATACATTCCATTCGTCTTCATCAGTCATATTTCTATCTCCTTCTTCATGTCATGGGGCATCAATACCCTCCCATATTTGGGGCAAAAGCCCTTGACAGCGCACCAAGGCTCGCACAGTTTCATAGTGGCCCAGCCATTTGGTTTTTGAGGAAACATCCATCCATTGTTGTTCCCAGTATATCTCAAGTGCATTCGGACCAATGATTTCAGGTCTCTTATCACATCTTGAATTGAATCTGAACGGACATTCTCAACAAAGCGATACAACTCTTTTCCTTCTGTATCTCCCTTCGTATGGTCCCAGCCCCAATAGGTGGCGGTAGTGCCGCTAAGAGGGTGTCCCTTGGACTTGCGGAGCAAATAGACATAGAATGCCATCTCCTTCCGCATTGAATCTAATTTGCCGTCGCTGTGCTTCCACAGGCCAGTCTTTAATTCGTGAATATGCAGGTTGCCAGCACCATCAGCAAACGCCCTATCGACAATACCCGTCAAATGGACTAAAATTGTCTTACCATCGACATTCAAATCGATGATTGCATCTAGTGTGTCCTCGTTGATCACGGGGAGGAAGTTTTCTAGGTCTGATGACATAAAGCGGCCTGCTTCAATTTGCATTAACCTGTCGAGGTGGTCCTCCTCGCCTAGGGTGAATGGCATTGAGGGGCTTACCTCCCCTTTGTATTCCTTCTCTTTACTCACATTCGGAATGAACCCAGTAAAGTATCGATAAACGGCATTGATGTCCCCCTCCTCTTTCAGGGCTTGAGCATGGTCGAGGTCAATAGCGTCATAGAAGTCCTCTAGGGCATCGTGGACATTTGTCCCCCTCAACATGTTATCATTTTGCATCTCCTTAACACCAAGCATGTATTTGATAAAATACTGCTGTTCGCAGAATTGAAATGTATTCAATGATGACTTACTGACCCTCAATAGAAAGTCAGGGGATGCTCCATCAACAGGGTGATAGCCGTATCCTGAATACAAGCCATCTCGACCTTCTATGGGGTATATACCCGGAGGCTTGACTCCTTTGATTCCTGATGCGGATGGCTCAATGCTCATTCGGACTCCTCCTTCTGTATGTATTGCGCTGTGGCATTGCAGGAGTCGCATACTAGCGTGGCGACGATCCCTTCATCTTCAGTCATGAAAACTTCATCCAAGTCATTATCGCATTGCCAAATCATTTTACCACCACAGAACCAACACATGGTCCTAGAGGCTTCGGCAACACCAGCGTCCTTGATATTTAGAGTTGTCATCCACTGCCACTCCTGCTTCATGATTCATCATCCGGTGCATCATCGATGTCTTGGTCAACGAATAGATTGACCACCGCCTTCTTTGCAGTTTCAATGTCATTGAGGCTTAATTCCTCGACGGCTCCACTGTAATCGACAATATGCTTCGTCATGTGATACAACTTTCTGAATTGCTGTGCCTGATATGCAAGGAATGCAATAGGGCTGTTAAGCGTAACTTTCGTATTCAAGGCATCATCAAAATACCATGTGCGTCCATTGCCTGTTTTCCAGTCATCGTGTTTCTCACTCATATCAAACACCTCATTCAGGATAACCAATCAAATCGGTCCCATGATCGAATGAACCATCCCTAAGCCCCGGCCAGCCATACCACTGTGGGTTTTCGGCATTACGGACGAATAGCACGATTGGCTGTCCACACTTCAAACTGGTGCGGTTCTCAACGACTGTTGCTTGCGACCTGCTACTGCCTGTCAACTCGCCCTTCTCATTGCGTTCCTGCAACACCTTGACATGAATCAACTGTTGAAAGTCTCCCTCGCTACGAGGGAGGATGTCAGGGACATCAGACCCAAGAATCTCGTTGCCATTGCTGTCATAGGATGGTTTCATGTGAGTAATCACATAGCAGTGAACGCCCAAACGAGCGGTCTCCTGCATCCCATGAGGCAAAGCCGCCCTGTATCTGTTCTTACGAATCTCCCAGTTGAAACGGCCAATTTTGGTGGTGGTCTTTTGACCAGTAGTGGCAATGCCATCACGACCTAATTCAAGGTCATACACCTTCATCAAGGTCCCACAGATGTTCAGCCATTGATCAGCACCGTCGAATACTAGAGTCTTCAGATACGGTTTTGGCATTGACCCATGCTCCATGAAATACTTAGCCTGTTCCTTGGCAACTTCATGAGCGTGGTTTAGAATGTCCAGCACACGCTGATATGTTGCTTGAAAGTCATAAGGGACACGGCTTTGATTCTGAACCATGACCCACGGAGAGATAACGACAATGTTGTCCTTCTTATCAGAATGGTGAGCCGCCTTAGTGGTGTCTCCACCCAAGTCAAAATCAACATGCCATATTTCAGCACCATTGGCCACTTCTTCAGGCGTGAGGCTATCTAGCACCATTCCCGTCTTACCGCTCTTTGCAGGACCTGCAATCATGGCTAAAACGCATGTTGGCGTATATTGAGCCAATAGTCTAGCGTCTTTGACAATGAAAGCCCCCGGTGAGTCCCAGTTAGTCAGTTGGCTACTGTGAGCCGCCTGAATTGGCATCTCCGCCACGACCTCTTCAATGAGCGAATCGATTGGGGGATTTGGGCTGGTGTAGTCGATTGGTTCAGAAGGGGGGTTTGGGTTCATAACCTTTGATGGGGCCGCAACTGTTGAAGTCGATGGCAATTCCTGCACCGGGACCTTCTTCATTTCAGATGGGTCCTTCGTGGTGTCCACCAATGCAACGCTGTCAAAAAATCCTGTTCCGCTCATTCTAAGTCCTCCTGATCAACCCGTCCGACTTCAACCTTCAGCGTATGTGCTGATTTAATGCCTTCAGGAAATAGACTGTTCAATGGCTCGTGAGTCTCGCAGGCGTTTAGGCTGAATGCCAAACCGCATAGAATCTCAATAGGCATTGGTTCCCTGCCAACTTCGGCGGTGAACACTGCGCTAGTTTGCTTGATGACTTGGTGAAGGAACGAAGTCAACTCCGCATCAACAATGTCGGCAACGGAGTCGCCCCACATGAGTCCTTCTTTGAGACCTTCAGCCCCAAAAGCAATACCCCCAGTCTTGAGGTCCAAAGGCCACCAGCCCATTCAAGCACCACCGCTGAAGTCGTTGAGACCAGTTAGGTCACTTGATTGAGCGTCAGGCTCTTGAGCGACGATTGAACGCATTGGCATAGCATAGGTGCTAAGGCCATCAAGAGACATGTTGCGAGAGCCATCGGTTGCATCCCATGTTCGTGATCGAACAACAATCCAAACTCTTGAACCACGGGCATAAGGCTTCCAGCCGTCCTGCTTCAGAACCTTCAAAGCCTGATGGTTGTCAACCAAGTAGCGAGTCAATTCGACCCAAAGGCTGGCATCAGGGTTATCTCGGCGGAGACTGTTACTGCTGATAGTGAGAGAATGCTTGAAGCCGCCTTCGATGAAGGATGGTGCTTCTTTGCCGTCATAATCAATGTAATCGACAACGCCTGAAATGGCGAAGGTTGGACCATATGTTTTACCATTTGGAGAAGTAGTTGCATTTGCATCGTGGTATTCCCACAGGTCATTCAAATCAACAACATCCATGAATTGAGCCATGAATTGGTCAGGCTTGAAGATGGCAGTGGCTTTGTCCAGTTGAGCATCAGGGACCCATTCTAGGTCGTATGATGCCGTCATGTTGCCAGTGCGGAGGATAGTCTTGGTCTTGTCAGGCCAACCCTCGGCTTCTTCAGCCTTGAAACGAATTGGGCGATGCATCTGTAAGTGCAAATCAGCCGATTCAAAGGAGCATTCAAGCGTGCGAGGAGGCAATGGACCATCTGAAAGGAATAGGTCCTTCTTGTTGCCAATGAACACCCATTCACGCTTAGGCATGAATGCAGGCTTTGGATATTTGCCACCGTTCTTTGAGCCAATCATAGCAATGTGCATTTGACCGCCATTGATCGGGATGACCCAGCGAGGAGGTTTGTCTGAAGCCTTTTCAGAATGGACCTGTTTGTCATCAGCATCGACTAGAACCCAGTCTCCGCCATCATTCAGATATGCACGGCCAATACCGACAGGGTTGCCGTTATACTGCATTCCGTAACGCAATGCCTGTGCAAGGTTTCCTTCAGCACTGTCAACAGCAAGTGTTCGCTGTCGCTCCATAGTGTCTCGTCGGCCATTGTATGCTACAATCATGCCAACCCATTCTTCGCCTTTGCCGCCGCCGCCGCCAGTGCGACGGTTCATGCTGACATCGAAGGATGCTGAAAAGAAGTCCAAATCATCGGCATCTAGGCCGTCCAATTTATTTCCGTTCTGTGTCCATACTTCGGGGAAGGACTCTTGAACAAACACAGCAAACTTGCTAGTTGTTTCTTCGTCGGACCATCCTTTGCTTGTTCCTATTCTCTTTAGTGTCTCATTCATCATAATCTTCAACTCATTTTACGCTTCTGCGGGATATGTCCTATCAACATCTCTCTTATGAAGGCTCACTCAATCTAGCGTCCTCAATCATCTGTAAAGCCTCTAAAACTTCTTGGTGGTTCTTAGGCTGTTTGAGCCGTCCATTCAATGCACGGACAAGCATAAGGCCCTCATGGTTTGGGACAAACTCATCCATCCCTCTAGTGATCGAAAGTATTCTATTTATCTCTTCAGGCTTGGCATATAACTCACGAGGGATTAGGCCTAACGACTCCAAGTATTGAGCCACCCTCCCTGTAAATCTAGGGAATCTAATTTCAGGCCTAATGATATATCCACATGCTCTTGAAGTTGTTTTTTGACAGGTGATTGATGGCCTCATCGTTGATACCAATAGGATTCTAGTCAAATCCTCATAACTCAATGGTGACGGTGAAATATCCGCATCCATGCCCAATCCGCTAAGTCCATCAGTTTGATGACTAACCATATTGGAGTCAATGCTATTATCGTGAGTATTGATATTGTCAAAAGCCATATTATCCACATCCACCGTATTAGCCAATTATCGATAGCAAATACCTCATCCAATCTGTTGTTCTTCTGTCCCATCTTCATCCATCCCACAAAGCATCTCTATCTCTTCAATCCCTACACAGTCTTTCTTGCCAGCGGAATGGACAATTGAAATTATCCGCCCGTGTATGTATGGACCATAGTCACCCCAGCCTGCGGCATTTACCTCGGCTTCAACAAAGATAGGGGTGGCTAATGTAAACTCATCATTCAACAATTTTGCCGATGACGGGTTCATCTGTTTCAGTTTCTTGGTTATATCGGGTTCCGCTTCGATCAATCCAACTGGATAATACGAGTTGCCATCTCTAGCCGCTACTCTCCATTTACCCACCAATGGTGCGTGAGACTCGTGAATAGATTCGACCCATTTGCCACTCACCACCCTGAAAATAGGCTTTTTCTTGACCTTTGCTGACATTACAACCATCTCATAATGTGTATTTTCATAAGTGTTTACTCCATCAGCATTCCACAGTATAACGGCTTTGTCTTTCGATATATGCTGGCTTGCATCTGTTGGGTCAGATAATTTCTTGACCTTTTTCAAAGCCCATTTAGGTAATGTATCTTCCAACGATTTTCTTCTGTTTGCATAGGTGAGGTTGTTGTCATTGAGGATGTCGCACACTAGCAGTTGCCGACCTCTATGTGATGCATACTCCACGAGGTAAATGCCATTGGGGAATGTATTGTATATCTCATAACCGCCCTCCATGTCAACTTCGGAACCTGATGAGTCAAACAATTTGATTGTGTCCTCCATTACATGCAGGCTCATCCACTCCCCTTCAGGATGCTCCATATAACAGCCTGTAAACTTGACATCATTTGGAGACTCGACATAGGTGGGGGATGGGATTATGATGCCAATGCCTGTTTTGGGCTGTATGAGCGGATACAGGTCCTCGCCCTGCGATAATACAAAACATGTCCTCTCCATACCCACTAAGTATGATGCTCTTTTGATTTGGTAATACAACTCTCCATTGGCCCACGCTAGTGCGGCGATGATATGTCTCCTTCTAGCAACCCCCGTTCTGATACTCATTCTCATGATCAGTGAATGTAAGTCTCTTGAGTCAATCCTTTGAAACAATGGCCTCATGTATTCGGCTCTTAACTCATTATCACTCGCTGTCAGGACCATTTTCAAAATGCTAATTGCACGGCCCGCATTCATAGTAGTGCTATGTGCTTCTGACAATTGAGATAACAAGTGTATAGGGTCAGGGTCATCATCGACCTCATCAGCATGTGCATCGGTCAGATGAAAGAATATCTCCCTGAAGTCTTCATCAGACAACCGAGTATCGCTAGAAGGAGAATAGAAGTAGTAAACAATAGCGTATTGATTTGATTTGTTCGCATTCAAACAGTTTGCTATCAGGCGTTCAGGTTTCAATGAACCCATTAGTCTAGTGCATTCAGCAAGAGACCTGAAAGGTAAATCCGAATATGTATTCAAGCCGCTCCCTCCTCCGTTGGAGGGGAGGGGTATTCAGATAGCAACAAATCAAGTGCATCTTGGTCAGGTATAACGCTCAACACAATAGGTTGTAAATCGGTGGTTTGGACCCACCTAGTCCCCTCCCTCCTCTTGTCCTTTGACATAACCCTGACCCTGAAGCCGGTGACTGATTTAGCGGTATCCGCTAGAGAATTGACAGAACGCCTGTTGCCGGTCATATGTGCTACGACATAGATGCAATCGCATAGAAGCCTCACAGGAGTCCTAGGGACCTTCATCAGTAATGCCATCCATAAGTCATATGATAGTATGGCAATGTCTTGAGGAAGGTCTAATGCGGAGCATATTTGCTCGGCCTTTTCAAAGTGAATGTCGTAAAATTGTTCATTCAATAGGAACAACTCCGCTTGTTTCTTGATCGTCCCAAAGACTGTCATTTGCTAATGCCTCGGTCAAATAAGAATGTAAATCACGAACCTCATCTTTGGTTAGCATGACCCCCTGCTTCGTATAGCCCGTGTGTCCTGAAAAGTTTGGGACAACTCGGAAAAGTCTGATATTCAAAATGCGTGTATTGAAACCCTTTGAAGTCATAGTGTGCAACTCCATCCCCATATGACATCTAGCCTCGATTTTACCTATCAGCCTAGATTCAAGGTGGCCCCAATCTGTTTTCTTCGTCATGTTCATTCCTCTTCATTGACAGGTGGTGCTTCTCTAGCCTTTTGCTGTTTCATCAGATACGCTGAATCATCAACAACTACATGCTTGCCCCTCATATCGTGAGGAATTGCCTCCAACTCGCCGCATAGGGGGCATTGGCCCTCCATGCTAATTGGGATATATTGGACTCCTGCATTCAATGCAACAATACGGATAATAGCACCACAGCCCGTGTCACATAATGCGACATTGCCGATGTCTTCATCCTTTACAATAATCTGATCTTCATGATTGTCAAATGCTTCATGAATATCCTCATTGACATTCCAGTTAATCAATTCACTTAGCCCAACAATCCAATCATGTCGGTCAAATATAGATGAGCCAAAAGCATCGTCAACGGGTTTACTACTGTGCATTATAGCCAGCGTCAGTTGAGTCTCACCTGTCCTGACATATACGCCTACTGCTGGCAATGTCCACGAGCCTCCGAGAGCCAAACCATTCCATAGACGATAAGCCCATTCAATGTCTCGCTGTGTTGGTTCAGGCATCATGAAACATCCACCTCCTACAAACAGGGCATTTGATTACTGGTTTTACCTTGCGGTTGATTATATCCATTTTCTCCCCATCTCTTAGCATGTAGTCGTTTTTACAATCAGGGCATTTGACATTGACCTTTTCAGCGGCCTCCATCATATCTCACCTAATTCTTCATCGGTCATGGACTGTATTTTCTTGGTCTTGAATACATTCAGAATACCTCCCTGTATTCTGTCTCGGTCTTTTCTGTAATGCTCAATCCATCCATTTGCTGTCTTGATAGCCGCATCAATGACGGTCAATGCGTTGACTCTTTCAACTCCGGTCATGTCTTCGGTGAATTGACTACTACCGATCAACATCCCTCGGTCAACCCTCAATTCGGTAATGACCTCGTTCCATGGCTGAATAGCCATTCGATATTTGCGTTCAGCGACGAGTCCGTCCCAATCAGACATATTCAAATCCTCCCCCAACGGGCGGCTTTTTGTTCATAATATGCGTCCCAACTGATGTAGTCTTTGCATACTGGACATTCAAATATCTCCTCTTTGCTGACCATTTGACAGTCGCAATCGTCGCACCAAACAGTGTCTTGCATAGTAACTGCCAAGGGGGTCTGCCTTTTCAAGGCTCACACCACCATGTCTTCTCCTGATGACATGGACTGGGACCTCGATGCTAATGTGGCACGGCGGGCATAAAACCAACGCCATCCGGGGCTTTCAGGTCCAACAAAGAACACCTTTTCATCAGGTTCTATTGCGGGCAAAACCCATTCAACGATTTCCTCCTGCGGAATCATAGGAGTATATTCAACTTCTCTTTTCTGTCCATTATGCTTAACCACTACAACTCCTGTAAAACCGGGGTCTTTGAGGACCACGCAGGTTTCGCCGTAAACAAGCGCACCTGACATATCAAATGCATATTGAGGGATCAAGTCCCCCTCGTAATAGACTTCATCATTTAGGGGGTTCAACCACGCTATTGGCTCGCTCATGCCCAGTCCTCTCTTTGATGTTCGGGAATGCTAGGCATTGATTTGTCCATTTTAACAACTCCTGCCCCGTCATATGCCTGTGGTTCCGCATCACATGCTTCACATGGACCCTCATGGTCTTTCATTTGAGGGTGGCCACACCATTCACAGGTTTTGCCCTCCCAAATAACATCGGCAGTAAAGTCGTAAGAACCGTCATCTGTTCTTTTTGCGAAGTGCTTTTTCTGATCAACTTCTTTTGCTTTCATTGGTATAACCTCCCAGTGATTGTCTTCTAAACTAGCAATGAAGTCGGGACAGTCTTCAGGTTCAATCGCCGTTGATGCCATTGGGCTTACTGCCATGTCATAAATCACCCACCCTCTCCTGCCATCAGCAGTGATAACAGCCATTCCTCTTTTGTTCAACACCTCAAATGGGAGGTCAATATAGGGCAACAGCGCAAAAGGTGCTTTGTAATTCCATAATGTAATCGAAGAATGTTCTTCAGGGACTTCTATCCAATCAGGCCCTTCTTCAGAAACGACATCCTCAATTCTAGTGTTCTCATCGATGATTAACACCGCACCTGACCACTGCCTCAATACGACACTGATAGGTATTTTTGGGGCAACTGGTATTGTTAGCGCACTCATTGAGAAACCTCCATTGTCAGTAATTCTTCAGCGGCTTTTTTTGCCGGACCTGATATGATGATCGGGTGTTTATCGTTTTCAGACCGTGCAATCTCCCAGCGAGTTGTTTTCAATAACACCCTCCCATCAGGAGTATCCGCATATCTGTTTGCTGGGACCATCCTCATCCAAGACGGTGGGAAGCCCAATACAGATACAGCGGCACGCCATACCAATGACGAATGCTGACGACTCTTTGGTCGGTTCTGTGGGGTCCATACTGTTGTAGCAGGGCCTCGGCCTCTCCTAGTTTTTGACACGGATAGACCCCCTGTCTTTACGGATGACTCCAATCACTTTACCTTTGTTGATATTGTCAAGAACCCATAGGCCAAACGAAGCATCATCCATGCCCCCCGCCTTCAGTGCCTCATCATTACAATCAAGACACCAGTCGTTACGCTCACCCATCATATCAGGGTGGTCAAAGCGAACCTTCATGCAATTTTCACATGACGGTGCATTAGCAATGTCCTCATCAGTAACTATGAGCATTCTCATGGGGATGTTCCCCAATGGCGGGAATGGCATAGGAACCACCTTTACTTCACTCATTCGATCACCTCTTCACATTTGGTGCAGGAGGTCGGATGACATCCGACATGGCGAGGCACTGGCTCATCACATTCGCAGGGCATCATCATTCCTCCTCCTTCACGAAGACTGGGCCATCAGAAGACTGGACCCACAGGCCCTCCGCTTCTTCATCCCAATCAGGATTAGTCAATTCAATCAGGATATTGCCAACAATAGGTCTGCCGGTTAAAGTGGTCGCTCGCTTGTTCAGTGGCAACTGCTTCAGGTCTCCTTCTTCATCACACCATAGGTTCTGAATGTTCTCATCAAACCTGCTGATGTCTTCGATTGTAAACTGTGGGTGAGAAAAGACACCCATCCAAAACAATTCGGCAGTCTTGATAGGATAGATTGGGATGAAGGGCGTAAAGTAGCCACCAATCATGTCCTGCATCCACCTAATGCGTTGAGGTCCGTCTTCAAGTCTAGGCCCCATGATAGGATATAGTATAGCCTCGCTGTCATCAGCCGAAATCCAAATCCATTCAGACCTCATTCAAACACCACCTGATCCATTGCTTCGTAAATATCATTTCGTATTTCAGGGTCGATATGCTTAGACTCCATGTCCATGGATAGTGCTTCAGACAATATGTTCCATGCGTCTTCAGGCATTGTAATAGTCACTGTCTTGACCTCTTCTTCAGCGATGAAGTCACCCCAGCCCTGCAACTGTTTCTTAGTTGCCCAGCCCCTCTTATAGAACATAAGTGCGGCGTTCTGTGCGATAATGAAGTCCTCCTCATCCAAATCATTGATGCCGCATTCCATGTTCCACATAGCACAGTAATGCAGGAGGTTCTGTTGGTCATAATCATCCAAATCAACTACTCCCTTTTCTTCAATCAATTCGATTGATGCGTGAACAAAGTCAGCAAGGTGAATAGTATCACTTGGTCTGTATTCAAGGTTGTAGTATTGGTCCCATGTTTCTATTGAGCCGTCTTCAGGCATTAGGATTCTCCTAGCCTCGTGTTCCTTGAGTCCTCTTTGACCAATGGGTGTAAAACCGCACCAGTCAGAAAACTCCTTTCGACAGTCGGCATGAGCGTCCATGGAGTCGATTAGCCTGTGGCATAATTCCTCAAGCACAGTCTGATGAATGACATCAGTTGCATCGGTAATAGAGCGGTGGTGTTTTCCTGTCCCCTCAATGATTGTTTCATCGACTCGCATCTCTTCTTTATGCATCTCGCACCATCCGTGGTCCCACGCTGATTGAGCCGTCAATAGATTGCCTTCATGGTCTTCATATTCATACTTCGCAATGTCTTCAGCATCAAACATTTCATCCCAATCAACTCTAGCATCAGCCTCATTGAGATAGATGGATGAACCGTTTGGTATGCCGCCGTGATAGTGGGTGATTACCCATGCTTTGATTCCTGTCATAATTACTCCTCCTCCACAGATACTACTGCTTTGATTCCAAGTTTACTAGCGATCATTCCGTATGGTTCTGAAACCTTGATTGGGCGTTGGTCGCCAGCGAGCATAACAAACGACCCTTCAAGCGGGTCCAATGTCATAGGTGATATTGAGATGATAGATGAAATCCGAACAAGGATAACCATGCCCGTGTGTCCATTGACCTGCGTCAGACGGACAAACTTTGGCTCAATGCGTAGTCGTGCTGGCAACCACTTGTTGCGTGAGGCCGCTGTGCCAATGACCGGCTTGAAGTCCTTCATCAGAAACCACCTCCTAGTCCAAGGTAATCCATAGCAGGGTCATCAGCCGTCCCAGTGTCCATGCTGGCGGGACCAGCCACAGGAACGGGTTCTTCATCCACTGGCTCATCAACTGGGGCCTCAAAGTGACCCATCGGTTGGTTTCGCAATGACTCGATGTAATACCCTTCGCCTTTGTATTCTAGGGCGGCATAGTGACATAGGCACTTTTCAGAACAGAACCTGCGTGGGCCTACTGGGAGGTCTTCGTAAACAAACTTATGCGGCTTGTCACAGTTAGCACAGCCTGTGTGCGGTATAACAGCCATAGGCATAGGGTTGTTAGCAAAGGTGTCCTCGACATGTCCGTCCCAAGGTTCACTGTCAGCAATGATCGCATCCCATTCGTCCTTGACTTCTTGGACCACTTCAGGGTCATTAGTCCACATGGACATGCCACCTGCTTCAGCGTTGATATGAGGCTCATGTGATACAGCCACAGCGGAATCCCCGCTAGGGGCCATTGAGACTTCTTCAAGGTCTTGACTGATGACATCAGGCAATGGCATTCCGACCAGCAACTCAAGCCCTGAACCAGTCAGGTAATAGCGTGTGCTTCTTCGTGCGCCCTCTTTGTTGACTAGGCCGTGCTTGACAAGTTTGTCTAAGCACCTGCGTGCATCCCTGATGTCATCAGGCGTGTCCACATAACGGAGGGTGTGGTCACTCAATGTCTTCTTCAATTGACCCCATGTGGGGCCGACCTGTCCATCAGGTCCATCATTGGCTTCATCAGCAGTGTTGATTGCTTCGATGATCAAGTGTTCAATATGTTCAGGATGACCAGTAACGCCTAGAATAGGTTCAGAATCCACAGTGTCCTCCACTTCAACAACTGGGGTGGTTTCCTCCTCCAATACAACAGGCACAGGGTCGGTAGTTTCGGGATGGGATGCCTCAACGGGGATGACATTATCCTGTGCCACAGGAGGGGTCTCCTGCGTGGGTGTTACATTGGGATTAGGAACGAGGGTGTTCAAGACCTTCTCGGTGCGTTGTAGTTTAGCCAATTCATTAGCCATCTCAACTTCTTCAGCAGTTGGCCCAACAGGTGTTGCACCAATCTCCTCAATGGTGAAGTCCATGTTGACCTTTGGTGAACCTGCCGACTGACCCTCAAAGTGTCGCTTCAACGACTCAAGGATTTCAGCCACTTCAACAGCATGACGATGAGTCGGGAGGTCAGATTGCTTGACTGACTTTTTGCCAGTCTCTTCATCGACCACCATAGCAAGGTCAATGGCTGTATTGACTCTTTCAGCAAATGCAAATGCTACTGATGGGTCTCCATCGAATGCTTCAATCAATGCATCAACCCAAACACCAGTAGCCCAGTCTCTAGGGATCGAGCATGTGTTTCTTTTGTCACTCATACCGACTGGTATCAGGACGGCTGGTTTGTCAGCATCAGATGGAGTCATTGTAATGCGCTTGTTACCCACCCTGACTGTGATGACAGTATCATCGACAAGTGCAATAGGCTGGGGGTTGTCTTTACGCTCGGTTGTATTGAGGTAAACCCCATCACGACTCATGTATTCTTCTTGCAGGATTGTTCCTAGCATTTTCAACGCAGGACCCAATTCAGCGGGGATATTATCCATCTCTTCAGCACTCTCTTTAATCAACTTTCGACTCATCATTCTCACCTTAATCCCTCTTGGGGACAACACCTACGAGGCCGTCAGGGTATTTAATGTCTCACTATTGGCAAAGATTCCAATCACGAGGTCCGAGATTCAAATCGTAATATCAACATCCTAGTTGCAGGTAATGATACAATATAATGTTCGTCTTCGACAAAATAATCCGATTCTTGAGATATATCGAGTAAAGATGATGGTTGTGAGACTTCGGAAAGTTTTCGGGAAAGTTGAGAGTTTTTTCCGATTTTCAGAATATCCCCGCTTTAGATGAACATGAACAAAAAACAAATGGAGATGAAAACTATGACAAGAAAAATAATTGATATGCAAGATGAGCCTGAAGGAACACTTCTAGTGTTTAATGAGATGATCGTAACCATCCAAGGAGGTGGTATCACGAGGGTGGGTGGCCTGAAGCCAACTGAAGCCGCTGAAATCATTCAGCATCATAGTCGGAAAATACTGGTCCCAGTCCCAACACCCTCGACGGAGGTGGAGGACGATGCTCCATTGGGGGAGACAATGATACAGATGAATTGCGGCGATGTGATAACGGAGGAGCAATACCTCCGAGAGAAAGCGTTCATGGACAGGTGGTGGCACGGCATTGGCTCGTGAGATTTATGAGGTTCATATGGACTATGTTCTCGGTTGCTCGTGCAGTTTCATGATCATTCCAAGGGGTGTTCGATGTCTTTGTCCCCCAGCACCCAACGAAGTGTCTTGACCACACCCTCCAACGCTTTGAAGTTGCGAGCGTGATGCATTCGCCTCTTTTTGTTCATTGTCTTGTCGGATATAGCCGTCGCATGTTGGTTCTGAACCTTCTCGGCTCTATCCAGCATGTCCTCAATCTCAACCCAACTTCTATCGTATGTGAAATCGCCGTGGACAGGCATAACCATCACATCATAGGTGAGCCTTGAGGCCCCGCTTGACGCATTTGAATTACATCATCGATGCGGAGAATCATGGTCGAGGTTTCAGTTGCGCTAATCAAGGCCTGCTTGACTACGCTCAATGGTTCAACCACTCCATAGTGGAGGAGGTTGTCAACTAGAAGGTCGGTCTCCTCATCTGTAACGAGGATTCCGTGGGTGTATGCGCTGTTAGCGTGTGCCGCTCTCAAAGCGATGATCGAATCAACTGGGTCCATGCCTGCGTTTTCAGCAATGGTCGAAGGAATCTCTTCAAGTGCCTTGGCATATGCTTCGATAGCCATCTGCTTTCGACCAGCAACAGTGCTGGCATATTCACGCAGGTTCTTCGCCATTGCCGCAAATGTGCATCCGCCGCCCACGACAATCTGTGAGGTGTTGATGACTAGAGACACTACTCCAAGCGCATCATCGAAGGCTCTTTCAATCTCTTCAACGACATGGGTGGTTGCACCACGCAGGATGACTGTGACCGCCCTTGAATCAACTTCAGACACGCCACCGATACGAACCATCAGGTTCTCACCAATTCGTTCTTCAATCACATGTCCAGCGGAACCAAGGTCAGCATCAACTAAGTCATCAAGGTCACTGATAACAACAGCACCTGTCGCCTTTGCGACTGATGACAACTCGGACTTTCGACATGACTGTAATGCCATGATGCCAGCCTTAGCCATGTAATGCAGGGCTAGGTCATCAATCTTCTTTTGACATAGAACCACATTTGCTCCGGCATCCTGAAACTTCTTCACCATGTTTCGCAGGGCTGTTTCTTCTTGGTCGAGGAAGTCTTGCATTTGATCAGGACTTGTAATTTGGATTCTCGCATCGACTTCAGTTTTCTTAACTTCAATAGCAAAGTCAACCAATGCAAGCGAGGCTCCGTCAACTGCTGTTGGCATTCCGTTGTGAGCCTTTTCCTTCTCTAGGACAATTCCATCCATCAGGTATGAGTCTTCAACTGAACCACCTGTTGCACATATCACATTGATGTCGTCTAAGTTTGGGGGGTTTATCCCGTCAGACAATCTGTTGACGGCATCGCCCGCAATGCCTGACATGACATCCTTGACTCCTTCGTGAGTATCAGTAAACTTGCCAGTCAATGCTGTTTCAGCACAGACCTTAGCAATGGCTCCTAGGTCTTTACCGACCTTGGACAGTTGTCTTTCGTCAAGCACGCACTTCTCAAGAGTTTCCAATGCTTTAGACGATGCGAGACGGTATCCTGATGCGATAACAGTCGGATGCACATTCTTTTCGATCAGTGCTTCGCTCTCCTTGAGTAAAGCACCTGCGAGAACAACGGCTGATGTAGTCCCGTCGAAGCACTGTGCTTCTTGAGTCTTTGAAACTTCAATGACCATCTTGGCCGCTGGATGTTCGACATTGATTTCACGCAGGATTGTAGCACCATCATTGGTAATGAGGACATCGCCTAGTCCATTGACTAGCATCTTGTCCATTCCTTTAGGCCCTAGTGTTGATTTCACTGCGTCAGCAACCGCTTTAGCGGCGGCGATATTGTTACCCTGTGCCGTCTTTCCTCTTGTGCGGTCTGTTCCTTCAGGCATTATGAATATCGGCTGTTGTCCGTTGGGCATCATAACCCCTCCGAAGGAGGTCTAGCATTTCAAGGCTCACTATCAGGACCACCATTCAGGAGCGGGCCGTAAGCCGTTCCATTCAGGCCTTCCTGATATGGTATTCTTGAACACTTTTGACTTGTAATACTCACGATAGGATAGGACTGTATCCTCGCTTCTAAACTCATCAGGCATACATTGCTTGAATGGAGTCATCTCGTCAGTCTTATCGGTAAACGGCTTTGCTTCGTGCATTGCGATCAGTTGCTCTATCACTTCGACGCATCGATGTGGCTTATCGATGGCTGATAGAGGGTGCTTATTGTCAGCACTTCGTTTCCTATACAGAAACTCCTCCCCTAATGCCAAGCCAAACCTGCCTAGCCACCTGAAGTTAGCATTGGACTCTCCCGCCCATAATGTGCATGGATGATTCTTATGCGTAACTCCGTATGGTCTCCCGCTAGAGGAGAGAGGCATATCAGCAGGGTCATGACCATTGGCAACCAAAGCGGCGACCATCATTTGAGCCGCCTCTAGTATCTGTTTGACCACATGAACATCGCAGTGCATTCTAGCGCATATCCTCGCTACTACATGCAGGATGAATATATTCATTGGACCGCCTCGGTGTTACGACATGAGTCACGCACCGTTGGGTTGTAGTTTGAACAGCCCATGAATGGGCCTTTTTTGCCCCAGCGGGTTCGGAGTATTCCTCCTTGACACTTAGGGCATTCCCTAGGTGCTTGCCATGGGTATTTCCAATACTCATCGATCACTGGGTTGATTCGCTGTAACAAGTTGTTACGCCAATTCACCACCCGATGCACACGCTTGAATGATTTATTCCAAGGGTATCCTTCAGGGTCAACCAGCACGACTCGTATTGCGTCTGAACCTGCTTTGCGACCTGCTGAATTGCGAATGTCCACAGACGAATAGATTCGGATGCGACACCCTGAATCATCGTAACTGCGTTCATACACCGCTTCTTTGCACGGGTGTCCCACTGCGTCAGGTTCAATTCTTTCAAAACCCTCTTCGCCTAGGAAAAGGTCCATCTCTTCAATTTCTATCTCAACATATTCTGCCATAATTATCATCTCTTCATTCTCAAGGTGCAGGCGGGGATGGTGAAGGCCAACATACAAAGCCTACAACCAAACCCCCACAGGTATTGATTGACCCCGCCTGCGATTCATCCATTAAACAAGCCCTATATCAAGGCTCATTCAGGTGTAACTCTCTCCTGCGGGTTCAATTCAAGGGACCCGTCTAATCCGACCCAGCGGATTTTCTCGCCAACATCCTTGGAGTTGACAGTCTCAACTTTATGGCCATTGCCGACATAGGTCTCCATGTCATACTCGATCACCATCTCCTCATGTGTCCCTTCATTGCCACAGGTGGCACAGCCCCACACTACATGGAGTTGGTCAGTTACCTCCTCTTGAGACAGGTCATTGTCCTCAATAACAGAAGGTGTTGGTCTGACTTCTTTGAACAGCATCCCTTTTGATTTAGGGCCATTACACTTCTTACATGCATCCGCAGGCACTGTAAACTTCATGAATCCCATAAACTTCTTTGCACAGTCCTGACCGACCCACATGCCATGCCAGTCCTTCTCATCGTCTGTGGCCATGACTGGCACTAGACCCGACTTGATGTGTGGTTTACCACAGACCATACAGTCATGGTGGTGAAACCTTGAGTCAAACTTGACTATGTTATTGCCATCATCATCCTTTGGCCATTGAACAATACCAACAGTCATGGGTGTTTTCGACCATTTGCCGATAGTCCCGACATCAGCATCGAAACCAACTTTACGCTTGTTCATCGTTTGCTTACTCTTCACGGTGGAGTATCCCTCCGCTTTGCCACCTTCACACTTAGGGCATGGGAAATATACAATCAATGCTGGTCTGTATTCAGCGGGTTCTGTTTCAACCCATTCACCGTCTTTCAATTCCTGCTTTGCTCTCTTGGTTTCACATCTGATCACTTCAGTGTGTGTTACTTCATCGAGTTGGTCATAATGATGATACAATATCGCACGGTTCGTCATTGACTGGTTTGGCGGTTGAACATGAAATGACGCTTCGATGTCCTTCTCCACCTTTCTCCTGAAGGCCCATTCGTCACCGACCTTTGGGACATACTTGTCAAG